GAATCCTACGAATGAGAGTGAAACAGGAAGCGGGAAGGCTTGTCAAGAACAAAATTATAAAATTGTTCCCTTAGACCTGATAGCCCGCGACTGCCCTGACTGGCGCGAAGTAAACCATCATAAGCGCAAGTCCCGTTAGCAGGCGGTGTCCGGCGGCACCGGGGTGAAACACGGATTGTGGATTCATAGTCTCTACGACCTCCCTATTGCCAGTTCACCGTCACCTGTATCGCGTAGCTGCCGAGCGTCGCAGGCGCGGTGAACGGAACGCTAAAGCCTATGGTAGGTCCGGTCGTGCTCACGGCGACGATCAAGCCCACGGTGGTCGGGCCGGAGACGACCGCGTTGGTTGTCTGATTGACGACTTGAACGGTGAAGCCGTTGACGCAGCCCGTTGTGATTGTGTTGATGCAGGCACGGGAGTTCGGCTGCGTGAAGTCGTAGTCCCACAGGAATTGCGTCGGCGTCGTGCGGAGGTTCAAGGGGAGTGAAGGAAGCACTGGGAAACTGAGCGACGCCGTTGGCCCCGTGCCTGCGGCGGCCTGTCCGTGGAGGAGTAGCGCCGCTAGAAACACGACGGTTGTCAGGATAAGAAATTTTCGCATTGTGGTCCTCCGTCAAAGGGTGAGTGCCGATGCGGGGATTTGTCAATTAGGGAAAATACCTTACTTCAACTTCTGCTGCTCGTTCATCCGAATCATATTCAGGCTACCCTGCGAGCAATCAAGCGTCACCGTACCCGTGAAGCGTTCTTCGTGGACGAGCAGGAGGACGCGCTCGAGTTCGGAGGGAAGGAAGCAGCGCTCGCGGACGAGACGATGCGTCTCGTTCGTGTGGGTCGGCGCTGCTTCCGGCGGGAGTGACTGAAGGACGCTCATTCAAATCCTCGGCCTGTCCACTTATATTGTTCAGCATCGGGCCAATTAGTTCCGTGAGCAACGGCATAGACAGTATGGTACTTAATTCCGTACAACGCAGCCAAGAACGATAAGCCCACTCCAATACCAAAAAGGTCCTTAATCGCCGCAGCATCAGCAAGATTTAATTTGATGGACCTGCGATTCCTATTGTTCCTTCTAGTCGTTACCCAATGACAATTCTCAGGAGAGTAGTTTCCATCGTTCTCGCGCCTGTCTAACGTCAGGCCACGCCTCCAGCCAACAAGCGCCCAAGAGAAAAATATGGTCCTATCTTGCCGCCAAGCATCACAAACTTTTATACCCCGCGCACCATAATACTTAAATCCGTTCACCTTGGGGTTATAACAGCGGTTCATCATATCCAAGTAAATCTGATACAGACGATGATATTTAAGACCATGCTTAGTCGCTCTAGCCCTAAGCTGCTCAGTGGTTCCACTCCTCGCCATTTTTATTTGGACTCAGTTATTGTGCTTCTGAGGCCCCCCTCCTTAGATTTTAATTCAGGGCTCGCTTGACCCGTCGGGGGCCTACCCTCCTGCTTTTTTGGGGGCTGACCAGAGGCACCACCTCCGGCATCGGGCGCAATGGTAGCTTTTATTTCCGCGAGTCGCGCGGCGAATTCGAGGTCCATCTCCTGTTCCGCCTTCCACCTCTCGATGATGGTGTTGCCGGGGATGCGCCCGTAGGACGGGAAGTTGCACGCCTCGGCAATGGTCTGCGAATCAATCTTACCGCCGGCCTTTTTGAATTGGAGCATCAGGAGCTTCTGCGACATCTGGCTGATTTCATGGAGGGAGTTGGGCATGATGAAGAAGCGCAGATTGTCGGCGAAGGTGCGAGCGCGGCGGATGGCGTTCTCCTTCGACGGCCCTTCCGGGGACTCGCCCGGCATGTGCGACGGGACAAGTTTCGCGGGGTCGTAATCGAACACCTGCGGCGTCACGCCGTCCGGCCCCACAATCTGCATGATGCGCGGCGTCGTGTAGTATTGCAGGATTAGGTATTTCACCATCACGCCGAGGTCGCGCATCGGAGGCTCCATCGAGCGCGAAATGTCCTCGATGATGGGTCCGAAGGCTTCGAGCACCTTCTCCATGTCGTCCATCGAGCCGGAAGCCCGCACGCGAGCAAGGGCCATCGCGTCGCGCACGCCGAGCTGGTTGTCGAGCATCTCCTCGAACTTGTCAATCATCGCCATCGATTCGGGCATCACCTTGGTGAGGTGCTCGGGAAGCGCTGGCTGCACCGGAGGGCCTTCGGAGCCCTGGCCGTCGTAGCCGAAGCGACCGTTGGGCTCCCACGGGTCGAAGGCGCGCATCTCATTCAGGGAAGTCGCGTTGGTGTCGAAAGCCATCGACGGCTTCATTTGTTGAGACACCTTGTCCATGTTGCCGCGGGCGATTTTCTTGATGGCGTCGTTTATTTCGTAGCCATCGTGCGCGAGCGAGAAGCCGAGCGGCTCCCAAGGCCACTCGTCCACGCAGAAGGAGACGCCGGGGAACATGCCATGCCAGTCGAACGCTGGGCCGTCGTAGGTGATGCAGTTGTCCGAGGAGATGATGAGGCGGCGGTAGGGGTAGAGCCGCGCGTCCGTTTCGTTGGCCTTCTGGCCGGAGGGGAGAAGCTGGCCCACGAATGGGACGCGGTAGGCCCAGGAGCCCTCGCCCATCGGGAGTTCGCGGCCCGTGCGGTTCACGGTGAGGTCGATGATATAGGACTTGCGAATGGGGACGAGAAGGTCCGCGAGAGGGGATTCGCGTCCCGCGCGGATCTTCCCGAACGCGCGCTGCAACCAGTTCCCTTGAGCCGCGCGGTGAATCATGTCCGAGGAATACCAGTAGCGGGAGGCGGTAGGGCGAAGGAGATGTTGCTTCTCGGGGAACATGCCGTGCGCGAGGTAGACTGGCCACTCGTCGAGGATATGGACGACGTAAGCGGCCTGCCAGTCGCCAGAGGATGGGAGTTGGTTAGGGACGATGGACGGCGCGCCGAAGGTGAGGAGTTTGATGTCGCCCTTGCCCGTGCCTGCGAGGTCGCGGCGGTAGATGGGATGAATCCAGCCGCGATTGGAGCAGGCCGCGTATTGTAAGGCTTCCTTGACCGCGCGGTCGGCGAAGGCTTCCAAGTACCATGCGCGGGTGACGCGGTTCATCATCTCCGCTTGCTCGCCGTAGGAGGTATTATCGGAGTGGTAGCCCCACATCGGGCGGAGCTTCGAGAGTGCGCCGATGACCTCGCGCATGTTGCGCTTGAGGCGATTCGGGTTCACTTTGGAGCGGTACTCGGCGATACGCTCGGAGGCCGTGTCGAGGCCCGCGATGGTGTCGAGGGCGCGGCGGAAGTCCCGGCTACCTCTTTGATTCTTTATCCAAGAAATTCCCTCTTCACTACTTTCATTTATCCAGCCGAGCCGCTTCGACTCAGGCATAGCAGAACTCGGCGCTTGCCACTCCCTCGCTTTGTCTTGGTCATCGGCCACTTATTTCACCACAATACGGTCAGGATTAAACTCTTCGGTGTCCGCGCGGCGGTTGCCCAAGTCAAAATGCCGCGCCGTCAGGTAGCACTGGAACTGCTCCGCGTAATACTTCTTGCGCGGGTGGTCCGCGCGCAACTGGAACCACGCACGGATGAAATCCTTTTCGTACTCGGAGGTCGCCCCCGACATGAGACGCGACATCATGCGGTCACGCACGGATTGTTTGCGTGCGTCGATAAGGTTGGCGTCGCGGACAGACTCACGTTCCCAGTTGTCGCGTTCCTGTTGTTGTAGTCGGCGTTCGAGCGCGTCCACCTGCATGAGCGTTTCCGCTTCCTCGCGGATGGCGTCGGGGGGCGTGGGAAAATCCGAGTAGGGAGCGAGGACGAGATGGCCGTCGGGATAGCGGAAGTAGATGACGGGTTCGATGCACCCTGGCTTACGCATGAACTTCCTCGGGGAGAATCACCTTCTCCCAATATCCGGTAACAGGTTCGTCGCGCTCGACGATATACCCGTAACGAGTAACGCACTGCTCAACTATTTTGAACCAGATGAAATCCCCAATGTTGCGGTCAAATAATCCGATGTATCCATCACGACGCTCAGGAGCCTCGCCGCGACCGCCTTTACGAAGCCAACGGTCATCACTCCAGTCAATATCCTTTTGTCCAATGAAATACCTCATCGGCTGAGTCGCTCCAGTCTGGAATCCTGATAGATAACATCGTCGAGAGTCAAGGTATTTCGCGCATGAAGGTCCGCCGAGTTGATAACCTGACCGCGATAGGGCGTCACATCCACGGGCGGCAGGGCCGTCTGCTCCACGAATCGCTTCTTGGAACGGTCCGCGAGCACGTCGAGGTCGTGCGGGCAGAAGATGGCCATCGCCGCCGCGAAGATACGATCATCATGGTAATCCTCTTCGTGCTCTAACTTCTCCTTACCGGAGGCGGTAATCTTCACTTCCCAATGCTTCATCTCTTCAATGAGCCAAGGGGAATTGATCTCTGCCCAGCCGTTTTGCGCGGAATGCACAAAATTCCCCGTGAGAATGGCACGAGTATACGAGAACGTGTACCAGCCACGCTTCGCGGTCGGGCCGCGCTTCTGGCGTCGGATGCGCATTGGGGAGCCATCGTAGCGCGGCATCTTGTGAAAGTTTGAGTAACCCATGCGCGCCATTTGTAGCTGTGCGGTGTCCCCAACCGCTTGGACCTGTTCAATGGAAACATAAGGCTCCTTCCAGCGAGTGATGCCCTGAGCCATGTGCGTTTTATAGTAGGCGGCAATAGCGAGGATAAAGGCGAAGGCTTCGACGTGATTAACGTGCGAGGAGGAGAATTCCGCGCACTGCACATCCGGCTCTCCGCGCTGTCCGGTCGTCCATACGGAAATAGAGGTGGAATCCTGCCCCTTGCCCTCGGAGGTATCAACGCCAATGGAGTAAGAGACGCCCGGACGCGGGTGATGGAATATGATAAGCACGCCATCGGCATCCTCGGGATCTTCCTCGTCCAGCTCAGTGGGTTTGAGCGGAACCAATTCCCAACGATAGGTATCTTTAGATGATACATAGCGGACGGGAATCCTCTCCTTCACGCGGTCGAAGTATTCCGGCGCAATTTCATGCGACTCTTCGATAGACTGGCCCGTGAGCGTAAAGCACTCGTACTCACGCTTGCGACGGGTGTCGATCTCCTGAATGGTCGCATGGCCGAACGCGGACTCAGTGGAGCGTTGCAGGGCTTCTTCATCATTGCCGGCCATTTCCTGATAAAAGGATGCTTCCGTGCCCTTGAACTTGGCCTCCCGGTGATTCCATTCCCAGAACCATTGCTGGTTCCGCGGGAGTTGCCAAGACTCGCCCGTATAGACGCCACGACGCTGCTGGTCGGCGATGAGATGCCGTTCCAGAAGTGGATTGGACTTCACGTAGAGCGCCGCCATCGCAGCATGGGCGTGAGTTTCCTTGTCGGGGGACCAGTTGTGCGGGATCGGATGCGTCTGCATATCGGAAGGCATGGGATAAATTTCCACGCCGCAGTACCAAGGAAGGAACACGGGACGCATCCGGCAGGAAGGCCATTCCTTTTTTGAGTAATACCAAGTTTTGGCCCACCAACCAGTGTTGCCGCGGCCAGTGGATTCGAGCATCCCGAAGATGGAAGGAGAGGCGTGAACCGCTTTCCACAAGCCTTCGTCGATGAGCATGATCGCGGAATCGCCATAGAGGGCCACTTCTGAAAGGTGGTAGATGGTGGGGGTAGTGCCCGTGCCGATACCGAACTTCTGAGAGCCGTGCTGAAAATTGACACCGGAAGCGTTTTGCCCGAAGAGGAGCTTGCCGCGCTCAGACTCCACACGGGAGGTTGGCTCCGGACGCATCCAGCACGGGAGAAGGTCGTAACACAAGAACAACATCTTGGCCATTTCGGAAGTCTTGGTTTGGTCGGCGGAGGCAATGACTGCGTTGACGCCATAGGAGAAGATGATGCGGAGCGCAACGAGCAACTCGACTAGCGTAGACATACCTAGCTGCCGGGCTTTAAGAATCATTATTTCTATGGGTGCTCCGCGTTCCTCCATGTCGCAGATGATTTCAAACAGGATGCGCTGCGGGACGCGGAAGTGAAATCTCTCAATGACTCCCTTCTCATTCTTAACCCAGCAGTAGCGAGTGAGCGCATAGGCTGCGTCGCAAAGAATGAGGGCTTGCTCGTTTTGCATCCACCGAGCGTCGGATACAGAGAGATTCTGCGTGGCTTTTGGTCGGCCAGCCTCATCATAGATGTATTTGCCTTCGCGGATGAGACGAGACTCGAACGCCTCGACTTCCTCGATGGACTTGTAGTCGAGAGGGAAGCCGAACTCGGCTTGGGCGAGGGCGAGGCGCTCGGCGACGATTTTTTCTGAGTACACTAGTCAGCGGCCATCGGTTTCTCTTCCTCTTTAGGTGAAACTTTGGCGATGCGGGCGTTGATGAGCGGCTCGTAGGCGGGATTCAATTCGCATCCGAGATAGCGGCGATTGAGTTGGAGCACGACCTGTGCGGTCGTGCCGGAGCCCATGAATGGGTCGAGGACGATACCCTGCGGAGGGGAGCCTGCGAGAATACAGGGAGCAATGAGGTCGGGAGGGAAGGTTGCGAAGTGGGCACCGGAAAAAGGCTTTGTGGGCACCTTCCAAACTGTACGTCTATTTTTGCCAATCTCAGGGTCGCCATACTGACTTCGACCATCATGTAACCCTGTTGTACTACGGTTTCCCTGTAAGGCTAGTTGGCCAGTCTTATGATTTTCCGTGAACTTACGGTAGCGACGTTCTGGGAATACAAAAGGCTCTGCGACGGCATCTGCGTCGTAGTAGTAACGTTCGTTCTTACTTAATAAAAATATATACTCATGGGCCTTCGTTGGCCTATCCTTTACGCTCTCAGGCATAGCATTAGGCTTATGCCAAATAATATCGCTCCGCAGATACCAGCCATCGGCACGCAGAGCGAAGGCCAACATCCACGGCACGCCCACTAAGTCCTTACACTTCAGTCCTGCGACTTCGTTGTTTCCGCCTCCCCATCTAGACGACCCACGCGGAATATTTTTTCCACGCGAGCGAACTTCGGCGTCACGCCCACCCTTACCATTTGAACTATAAGAGTCCCCTACGTTTAACCACAGCGTCCCATCCTCCTGCAACATCTCCCGCACCAGCCGGAACACTTCGACCATCTTCGCCACGTACTCGTCAGGAGTTTTCTCTAGCCCAAACTGGCCCTTGACGCCATAGTCGCGCAAGCCCCAGTACGGCGGAGAGGTCACGCACATATTGACCTTGATGCCGGACGCAATCCAGCGACGCATGATTTCGCAGCAGTCGCCGTAGCGCACCACACCTTTAATTTCGTCACTCACTTACAGATTTTCCTCTTCTTCTTCTTCTGACTCCGACGAGACGAGTTCCGCCTCCTCCACCTGCTCATGGGGCATCACATCCGGCACCCTGACGCTCCCCGTGTCCTCCACTAGCACTGGGCTGGGGCGCTCATTAAAGCGATTGACCAGCCGGCGGATGGTCTGCTCGGCAGGTGGCGCCGGGACCGACGCGGCCTGCGCAGTCGCGGAGGTCTGCGCGTTCTGCGTCACCTGGATGACGGTCTGAGAGCCTTTCGCGGTGGGCAGGAATCCGACGGCCTTGTGCAAGTCGGCGCGGTCCTCATGGCCTCCGTCCGTGAGGGCCATCTCCACCGTCTTTTCGACGACGCGCGGGTGATTGACGGCGGCGACGATGGAGGATGCCTGCGCGCCGAGACGCACGCAGGTCGCGGTGATGATTTCGAGAATGCGTAGGGGCGAGACGGACGCGGCGAAGCAGAAGGCTTCGATCGGGAGCGAGACGCGGAAGGATTTGATGATGGAGTGGTAGGCGTCCAATACCTTGCGCGCGTCGGGGTCGGAGGAAGTCTGGAGGTACCAAGGCCAGGAGCGGTGGACGTCGGAGCCGGGACCGTAGGGAGGGATGTGCTTCGTGTCCTCCACGATGTCGGCGGTTGCGTTACCGGATACGATGCGCCTCGTCACCGGAGGCTGCCCCGCGCGCCGGATGACGGACGCGATGGCTTTCAACTGGGGCGTGATTTGTATTCCGCGCTCCACGTCGGACTGCGAGACGCCGAGGCGCTCGTAGGCGGCGGCCAGATTGAAGGGATTGCGCGTCACTCGTCGCCCTCCGCCACCAGTACGCCCTGTGCCTCGCGCTGCGCCTTGCGTCGCTTGTCGATGGCCGACTGGTCCAGCGTTCCGAACACGGCGGGCTGGCGGCGGATGGGGGCGTTCTCCTTCTCCCATTGGTCCTGCGCCAACTTAGCGATGGTGCGCTGCGAGTCCGCGAGGGATTCGAGAGCCACCACACCTCTCCTTATGAACGCGAGCAACCGGAGATTAGTGAACCAGTTCATTTCGCTGTGGGTTGCGTCTCCGGCTCCACCAGCCCGAATCTCGCGCGCTCCTGCGCCGACACGTCCGCGATGATGACTTCCCCTGGTCCCAATTCGGGGAACGCATCCGGCGGATACTTGATGGATTCGGTCTGCGTGGTGCCATCCTGTCCCTTGACGACAACCGGCACGGGCAGGCCCTCGCGGAGGCGCTCGGCGTTGGGGGAGTCAATCTTGCGGTCGAGGGTCATCGCGCCCAGCTCGGTCGCCGGGGAGGGAGACGCGAGCGGCAAGGATTCGACGACGCCGAGTTGCCCGGACGAGTCGCGCTTCGGCACCGAGACGATGGTCACGCCGTCCTTCGCCGCATACGGATTATCGATCTGGAGGCGGAGGGTGATGGAGTAGGCCACGCGACCGAACGCTATGTGCTCGCTCAGAAGCCCCTCGGCATCGACTAGTCTCTGGCAATCAGCAAGAATTATTTTCTTCAACTCTCCGCCACTGAGAGCCTTGTTCACCACTGTTTCACGTCCAGTCGGACTCATACTCTGCTCCTTTTGATTCCCTTGACTCTTCCCATCCGCGTGCGCCGGCGTTCCATCGCCGCCGCGAGCAGGAACTCGAACCGATTGTCGCCATTCGTGGGATCATCCAGCCGATGCTTCTTGATGATGCCTAGCCGGATGCCCGAACGCAAGAGCTTGATGATGCGCTGGCGGTGCAGGGCGCGGAATTGATAGAGCCGATTGGCGGGGTCGGAGGACTCGCGGCGCGCGGCCATCACCATGAAGGGCTCCCACTCGCGCCAGCGCTGGTCGAGCCAACGGGACTGCTTGGCGGAGATGATGGGGACGGCGGCGGTGTGGGCTAGGCCCAAGTAAGTGTCCCCGAGGCTAGTTGCCATTGGAATCCTCCTCATCGCCGCGCCAGATGCCGTCGCCCTCCGGCGCTTCTATCAACTCGGTTATACTGCCGTCCTCGTTAATGCGGACGGGAACGCCGTCGTCCGGTTCACCGATAATCTGCTCCACCTTTTCCGGCGTATAGAATTCCTTGGCCGCGTCCTCCGCGAATCTCACTGACGGCGTAGGTATCGTCGCTGGCCGAGGCATCACATCCTCCGGCCTCGGCGGGGGCGTCAGGCCGCGCACGCGCACCGAATCCCTCGGCCTCTCAATCGTCATGGGCGCCGTCACTTCGACCTCCACCATGCGCGTCCTGCGTCGGACAGTCTTGCGCCCTAGCACATTCTCAGGATCGAAAGGCAATCCCGTCTTGCGATTCCTCCGCCACTTCGGATTGGGCGGATCCGTCGGCCTGCGAGCGTTCCCGGTCGTCGGCGGTATGCGCCATCCCGTCGAGCCACACTGAGGGCATCCCCGCGGCGGACGGTCGGGCCGATGCCCTCGCCAAGTGCGGCCACAGCGGGTGCATGGCCCCCACACGGGGCGAATATCCATCCCCTTCGGGAGGAGACTCTTTTTGAACTGGATGAGTTCGTCGAGGCGGTCCCGCTCCGCGCGCAGGCGGTGAAGCTCGTTGATGAGTTCGAGGAGCTGGCCTTCGACGACGACGGTCTGCGGGAGGGTGGGAGTGGTGGTCACAGTCGTTTCAATAACCATCCTTTTCAATGGAGGAGGCGGGTCCGGCTCTCCCTAAGAGTAGAAGCCGCCTCCCCCTGTGGGGCATTGCTATTCGAGTTGCCATCCACTGTCCCACGTCGCGGATAGCATGTCAAGAGGAAAATTGCACTCAGGCTCGCGGGAATAGTGGAAATCGTCGTAAGCCCATGAATACAAAGAAAATAAAAAATGATGAAAATGGCGTGATGAGAGGGAACGGGACTCCAAATCACGGACCCGTCATCCTCCCCTCCATTATCAGACAACTCGCGCCACCCGGCCTATGACCATCGCGGGGACGATCGACCTGGCCGGCGGGCGGGATGTCACATTGTTACAGGAGGGAGTAACGTTACTGTCACGTCCGGTAACATTGTTACGGCGCGTTACATCCTCATGGCCGGGACAATGGTTCCGGACAATGGCGGACAGAGTAGTACTAGCCGTACTCGCTGACACTTCTCGTCTGGTACTGACGGGAATAGTCATAGTGACACTTACGGTCATTATTGTGACGTTTTTTGTCACTGTCGGCTAAGGACGACAGTTTGTTACGAAATCACCCATCCTGCATATTCCTCTGCATATTCATTTCGTAACCTTTTGTTACATCTGTCGTGATTGCCCGACACTCTGTAACATTATTACCCATCTGAGCACGCCGAGTTCAATCTATTTTTGGTAGATACTGTCTTTTCTCTTGACAAGTGAATGGGGAGTGTGAGACACTCGCAGAGTGCTCGGGATACCCGAGACACACAAGGGAGAATGCGCCATGCAAACGCAATCTGACAGCAAGATTAGAGTCGTTAGTCTCAGCAACCTAGAAGCAATGTGTCAGCAAGTCTCCGGTCACTGCCACACGTACCGAGTCAGCAAGGTATCGCGGTCGAGGGTACACGTCGAGTACAGCAATCCATCTGAGTATGGCTCTCCGCGTCCCATCTATGCGATATTCCCCTGCTATGGCGAGAATGTTGTTCTTGATTATCTGAACGTCCTAGAGGGAAATGACAAGTCACTGGACGGAGAGGGATGGCAGTCATTTGAAGTGTTGCGGGATGCGCCAGTGATGTTTCGATCGCCTGAGGGGAAATGGTCTCCATTTGTTCCTAATCCCGCGTACCCTCTCAATTCCCCCAAAGCGTACATTCCAATGCTTAGTGCCTGCCAGTGTGGTCATACCGCGTACAGTCATTCTAGCTTGACCGGAGGGTTAGACAGTCCCCCAGAGGGATGCCATGCGTTTACGGGGGACGGTGCACCGAAGTGTGAATGCAAGCAATTTGTGTCGGAGGGAATATGATGCGAACAGGATACATCTACCGAGTACAAACGGACAGATTCGGCAATGCGCTAATTACCCGATTGAAGGACAGAGCTAGCGTCTACCTGCAAGGGGATGATGCGGTCGAGATTGAGAGCCAGTTAGACGCGCTGGAAGCTACGGCGGAAAAGGGTTATCCAGTGGGACCATTCGCGGATTATGCTTCCCACCTTGACGCGGTACTGGACACGTACAGCACGGTTATGTCAGGAGAGAGTGACCTAGAACGCGCGCGGAGGTGAGTGTTTCGCTGGCCGGCCATTAGAGGATAGTGGCCGGAATGGGAGACACTCCCACAATGGAGGGATGCGATGCAACGAATCGAACTATTGGAGGGATTAGCTTCACAAGTCATTGGAGACGGTCAGAAACCTAACCTGTACTTTGTCACGGTCGAGGGGAATGTTGTGTTAGTCTCCCGCGACTTTGACATTGCCTATGACCATTGGCGCTACCTGCCCAGGAACGTCGAAACGGCACTTGAGGACCGTCTCATTGGCGTAATCTGCTCCACTGAGCCAGTCGAGGACGGCGCGAAGCAATTAGTCACCTACGACGATTCGAGAATGGTCAAGGCGTAACATGGATACCTCAATACATCCGTTCCGTATCTCAGTGTTTGGCACGTCTGAGGTAGTCAAGGGCAAGGGCAAGCGTGCCAAGACCATCCGTCAGGGATTCGGGTATGACTTGTGGAACCCTGACCAGGAGACTAGCGAGCGTGCAGGCAGGCCGGGGTTCGGATCCTTCTATTGGTTCGGCCTGGGAGTCGCAAGGCGCGCGGCATTGGACGCCTTGAGGCAGCCGGGGATTGACCAGGTGGCGATCAAGACGAATCAGGATAGAAGGATTGCGACGCTGTATCGGTCGCAGTGGGACCAGTATGTAGGGCAGGCAAGGTTTCAATTTGAGGTGGGACAGTAGGCCGCGACTGGGAAACGGCGGCCACACACGCGAAAGGTGTAGCACATGAACAAAGTTATGAGAGTTGGGAACGTGTCGCCGTATGGCGGGCGTCCGGTTGGCCTGTTCATTGAGGCCGAATACAAAGACGGTCGGCTGTCTCTGACTGGCGTCATTGGTCCAAAGAGTAACGGGGATGCGGTCGGTGGGTGCGGTCAGATTAGCATGGAGTTCGCACACCGCAACCCGGAGGATAATGATGACAGGTACGACAAACCGCTGACGCCGGAACAGATTGAGTTCGCGCCGGGTTGGGATCGTGAAAGGTGGCTTGACCTGTTGGACGTGTGGCACCGCTGGCACCTCAACGATATATCCCCAATGTGCGAGCATCAACGCGAGCAAGGGTGGGGAAAACTCAGTGAGCAAAAGGCGACGCTGTACTTTTTCCGCCTGACGGAAAGTACAAGGAAACGACAGGACGCGGTAAAGAAGGCGTCTCTACATGCCGCTGAACGCGGGGAGACATTCGAGCCGAAACCCGCAGACGTAAAGTACCTGCTCCTGCCCTATGAGGTCAAATGGCACCGTGCGGAACTGCCGGAAGGCGTCGCGGCGCATTATGAGCCGCGCACATCACTTTACAAGGGAGACAGTCACGGAGCGACAGAGGTTAAGGCGCTAGGATGGCTTTACCCAGAAGAACACCCGGACGGTCTGCTTTGCCGCGCGTGCTCGGTCTGCGGGTACAAGTACGGCTCCGCATGGCGCAAAGAGGACGTGCCTGCCGATGTAATCAAATTCATTGAGGCGTTGCCAGATGCGGATCTGACGCCTGCATGGGTATAGAGATTCACAGGGAACCTAGCTAGGGAGTCCCTGTGACTAGGCCAGTGTGTTGAGGAACGCCATTCCGTAAATGGGCAGGATAGTAGCCCCAACAAAGGTGACATGGCTCTCAACCCGCATGGGTACACACTGGCCGACTTTTTGAAAGGAAGGTGACGCCATGAACCTCACTCTCCGCGAATGGTTCCGCATCCTCCGCGAGCATCATCACTGGGGGTGGTGGCAGGCGGTCAGGTGGGCGGTGTGGCTGAGGGGGTGGCTGTGATGCTCACCCGTTCGCAACGGCTGGCCCGCAACGCCCTCCTCTTCATTATCCAAGTATTTTTGGCGGCGGTCGTGCTGTGGGCCATCCTCTTGTTCTGGCTAAGCCTTCCGGTGGCACCATGAGCGGCCAATGGCAGCCGTTCCGCCAGGAAGGGGAGTCCGACGCCCTGCAATCCCTATTGGAAGAGACGTATCAGAAGTTGAACCGCGGGCAGGAGGTCCACACGCATCAGTGTTCGGCCTGTGAGGATGAGATTGTGTGCGTGTGCAAGGATAGGAGGCAGGTAGACCGGGCCAGTGGGAAGAGGCGGGAGTTGTACTGTCTAGCGTGCTATCGGATTCAGACGGAGTTATTGAGGATGGAAGGATTGGAGAGAAGCTAATGCCTAAGATCAAGTACAAGGATTTCAACTTTCGTCCAGCGACGCTCGGCATGATAGCCAAAGCGAACGAGATTATCGCGGAGTACGCGGGACAGGGATTTGACCTGACGCTCCGGCAGTTATACTACCAGTTCGTCTCCCGCGACCTGATTCCCAACACGCAGAAGGATTACAAAAACTTGGGGAGCATTGTGAACGACGCGCGGCTCGCGGGGATGATCGACTGGGAGACCATCGTGGACCGGACGCGGGAGGTCAGGACGCTCAGTCATTTCTCCGGGCCGGAGGAGATTGTGCGCGCCACGTCCGAGCAGTTCAACATCGATAGGTGGGAAGGCCAGACTTATCGACCGGAGGTCTGGATTGAGAAGGATGCCTTAGTGGGGGTATTCGAGCGCGTCTGTGAAGAGTTGGACGTGCCTCTTTTGTCCTGCCGCGGTTACACAAGCCAGAGCGAGATGTGGGGTGCGGCTCAGAGAATGCTCAGGAACAAGCGCAAAAAGCAGACGCCTATCGTGTTCCACTTCGGGGACCACGACCCTAGTGGCAAGGATATGTCACGGGATATTTTAGACCGTCTGGAAATGTTCACGCGCGGAGCCATGAAGTTCGAGCGGCTGGCGCTGAACATGGATCAGGTAGAGAAGTACAACCCTCCGCCCAACCCGGCTAAGATTACCGACTCACGGGCGACGGCCTACATTCAGGAATTTGGAGGGGAGAGTTGGGAACTGGACGCACTGGAGCCGAGTGTGCTGGAGGCCCTGGTCAGGAAGGCCATTGAGGGCATCGTCGACGAGGATTTGATGGAAGAGGCCAACGCGAACCAGCGAAAGCACAGAGAGACGCTGGCCGCGATTGCCGAGCGGTTCGATGAGGTCGAGGAGTTGGTGAGGAGGGGATGAGCAAACGGGCATGGTTCATCCTTATCTTGATCCTGCTGGCCTTATGTGAGTTGTTTTGAGCGTCTCGGAGGGTCAATCCGAGCCGATTAGCACCCAATCCTGCTCAGGGATGCCGTCCCCTCGGACGTTCTCATCCACCATTTTGCTCCGCCAGATCGCCGGCTTGCCCGTCGCAGGGTTCTTGGGGACCACTTTTCCCTTGCGTTTGCCCTTGGAAGGGGATTCAGGCGGAGGATCACCCTCTTGGAAATTTGTATAGGTACCATCCCCTCCATATACAAATTTCTGACGTTCCGCCTTTGAGAACTTGTGGAGCCGGACTTGGTGGGAGTTGCCGAGGATGGCTTCGAGGTCCGCGCGGTGGGTGTCTGAGGAAGGCAGGTCTGCGGCGGTGGTGGCCCGGAGTTCTTGGCGGACGGCGGTGGCGGGATGGTTGGAGTATTGGAACTTCACTCCTGGGGGTAGGGCGGACTGTATCTTGCGGGCTAGGTCTAGGGTCATGGGGCGGGTGTGGAGGATCTTGATCGCGGGGAGTTCTCTGGCCGAGGCAATTTTGGAGAGCGACTTGGGCAGGAGGCGGTTCGTCAGGGCGAATAGTACCTTGAGGAGATGCTGGGAGGATTCCACGTCCCACGTGGGGAGGGTAAAGGTGACACGCGAGAGAGTGTCCCCGAGGAAGTCAGCGAGCGGCAGGTGCTTGACGTACTGCTGCTCCGCGAGCTTCTTCGCGTGATAGGGCATAGTCCGGAGCATGGAGTTCGCGGCGTGCTGACGCCAGGTGGCGAGATCAGCGTCGCGGTACCAGTGGAAGTAGGAAGTTTCATTGTCCGCGCGGGTGGCTTTGTCTTGGAGATCGTGGCGGGCGAGCTGGCGGGAGTAGGTGGTGCGGAAACACTCTGGAGGCAGGCCGGGGGCGTGGTCGGCTTCGTAAGGGGTTTCGAGGTAGGCGAGGATTGCGGGGGGAAGTGATTCAGGTACAAATGTGCTAGTACACATGAAAGTGGCTCCTTCTGGCCGAGAAGGAGACCCGAGCAGCGATTCACTCCGAGAACCGCTGCTCAGGCGGAGTCCTTTCACGACCTTCGCAGGCGCAGAATGCCTCATAGTGGGGGTAGGCTGTCAAGCGAAATCGTATAGCCAAGCGAATTATTTTCAACGACTTACCACCAGTCATGGACCGATAACAGCAAGTCATGTAAAATAATGCAAGAAAAAGCTTGACAAGGATTCCCATGCTATGATAAAACCGACTCGGTGAGTCGCAGGAGGTTCAAAATGGAGTGGTCCCAGTACCAAAAGGATATTTTCTCGGCCATTGAATCCACCGAGGACTCCCTCATCATCGAAGCGGTCGCCGGCTCCGGCAAGACCACCACGATCGTCGAGGCCATCAATCACGTCCCACGGGATAAGTCGGTCGTGTTCCTCGCGTTCAACAAGAGCATCGCGGACGAGTTGAAGCGGCGGGTCACCGCGCCGAACGCATCCTGCAAGACGTTGCACTCATTGGGGTTGAGTGCTTGGAAGAGAGCGAACTGGGAAGTCTCGAACGACATGGAAGTGGACGGCAAGAAGGTCCGGGGCATCGTGGATGAGATGGAATTGGGCTGGGGCGAGTGGACGCAGGCCATGTCAAAGCTGGTCGGGCTGGCCAAAGGGGGAGGGCTCGTACCGAAGGGATTGGAGGGTCAGTATCACGGACTCGCCCAGGACACGCTCGATAACTGGGAGGAGGCGTTCGACCGCTATGATATTGATCCGGATGAGGTGGATCTCGACCTTGTGCGGAAGGTTCTGGTCGCCAGCATCGCCAGGGCCAAGGACGTGATTGACTTCGACGACATGCTCTACATGCCGATCATCGCGGGAGTGGAGTTCGAGAAGGCCGATGTGGTGTTCGTCGATGAGGCGCAGGATGTGAATGGGATTCAGGCCGAGATTGTGAGCCGGATGCGACACGATAAGACGCGCGTGGTCGTCGTGGGCGACCCCAACCAGTCCATCTATGGCTTTCGCGGCGCGATGCACGACTCTATGGAACTCTTACAGGAGCGATTCAACTGCCACAGGCTTCCCCTCTCTGTCTCCTACCGCTGCCCCAAAGCCGTCGTGAAGGAAGCGCGGCGCTGGGTTAGTCACATCCTGCATCACGACGCGGCTCCGGACGGCCTTGTCGAGTGCGCGCAGGACTGGCTAGTCAATAGCTTCCAGCCGGGCGATGCTATCCTGTGCCGGAACTCGGCTCCGGTCATCGCCATTGCGTTCCTGCTCATCAGGAACAAGATTGCGGCGAAGGTCGTCGGGCGCGACATCGGCCAAGGGCTTGTGAAACTGGTCGAGAAGATGAAGGCTCGCGGCATCGCGGACCTTGACGACAGGTTGAAGCTGTACCGCGAGCGCGAGGTGAAGCGGGCGAAGGGGAACGCGAGCAAGATTGCCTCGCTGGACGACAAGCTCGCCACCATCCGGGTGTTCATGGACGAGGCCGGGCCGCACGCCGGGGTCGGGACGCTCATACAGAATATCAACAGCCTGTTCGGGGAGTCACAGGACATGAGGGGCATGGTGACGTGCTCGACGGTGCACAAGAGCAAGGGACTAGAATTCGAGCGCGTCTTTATATTGGACGCGGACCTCTACATGCCGTCGAAGTGGGCGAGGCAGGCGTGGGAGCGGCAGCAAGAATCAAACTTATCCTACGTTGCGGCGACACGGGCCAAGCGGGAACTCAGGTACATTTCGAGCGAGGGATTGCGGTTCGCAAAGGAGAAAGACGATGCAGCGAGTGTGGACGGACAGGTCGAGGACGGAAGCGTTCCAGCGGTGCAATCGGCTCCGGTGGCTGGAGTATCACGAAGCGGGGACGGGAATAACGGGGAGGCGTAAGCCTCTGCCATTGGCGGTGGGGGGTTCCGTTCACGTTGGGCTCGCCTCTCTTTTGACTAGCGCTAGCAATATAGATATGCAGGGACCATTCGCTGCCAAGCCGGACAGGATTCTAGGCTCCGACGCCATCATGGAGGACATCGAGCAGCGAGCGGTCAACGCCGCACTCGCGGACTTCGCCCAGTTCCAGCTCGCCCTCGACATCGGCGAGGAATCACAGGAAATGACCCAACAGTTGAATGACGCCCTCGCCACGAAGGATTCGGAACTAGCGGGCGTCGCGGCGGAAACCATCACGCGGGCCAGGAGTGAGTTCGACCAGTATCTGTACGCGGAACAGAGCGCTCTAGTGGAAGGGCTAGTGAGGGCGTACGCCAGGAGGAGGCTGAGGCCGTTGCTGGAGCAGTACGAGGTGCTGGAGGTGGAGCGGGAAGGCTCATGGTGCCTCGCCGAGAAGTCTTACCGCGACATGGAAACGCGCGTGGACATTGAGGAACAGATTTGGTTCATGTCCCGCCCCGACGCCCTCCTCCGCGAGCGCGAGTCCAATCAACTCTATATCCTCTCCTTCAAGACGGCGGCGAAGTGGGACCGCCGGAAGGCCGAGGATGCCAAGCGGGATATGCAGGGATTGAGTGAGGGAGTAGAGGTCGAGAAACGTCTGAACGAGTGGTGGGCAGGCGCACAGACGCAACCGCTGGAGCCGTGGCAATGGGGCAAGGAGTCGCCTTCAGCGGAGATGTGGAAGTTCCTGCGCTCCTGCGTGGCCCCGCCCCGCATCATGGGTATCCGCTACGAATACCTCCTCAAGGGGGACAGGTGGACGGACAAGGAATTGAGTGCGAAGCTGGGCGTCGAAGTCAGGAGCCAGCGGTCGCCATTGGTGAGGGCGTATCACAATCCGGGCATGATGGCCGGCGACGACCAGTTCAACGTCGCCTGGGACTATGTGAAGGAAACCGGGGAGCCTTCCAAGTTGTATTATAAGAATTGGAAGTCGGCGCCCGTGTTCGAGCACATTCCAGTCAAGGACTGGATTACCATGCTCGACGAATCGGTGATGACGATGGGCGAGGACGGCACGACCGAACGTGGGTGGTCGAGCAAGGCCCAGGTGACAGGATACTTGGAGGAGCACCCGCTCGACGCCATCTTCATTCCTCCCATTATCGTGTACCGCAACGACGACGAGCTGCGGGACTGGATCGAGCAGGTGGAATCCCAGGAAGTGAGAGTGGCGGAGGGCGTGGCGCGAGTGGCCGCGGCGAGCGACGAGGGGGAGAAGCGGCATCTGTTAAACGTGCTGTTCCCAATGACGAGGCGCGCCTGCGAATATCCCACTACTTGTTCTTGCGTAAAAATTTGCTATGGTGGAGAAGAGATTCGCCGCGATCCGCTCGGCTCGGGGGAGTACAAGAAGAGGGAGCCGCACCATCAGCCGGAAAAGGAAGGTGCCGCATGATTCGTCTCAAGGGAGCGTTCGTCACGCGATTCATGGAGGCGGGCAGAGCAGCGAGGCTGCTTCCGGAACTAGGCGTAAATGATTTGGGTACGTCGCCCGAGGACTGTCGCCGCGTCGAGCATTTCATGGAGGCCATGAAGTACGAGATTGCCCAAGTACTCTTCCCGAGAGTGGCCCATGCGAAAGCCGAGAAAGAAGTACCTCAAGCGGCAGGTCATTAATCTGGTGGTCGCTGGGGAGGCGATAGGGACGCTCACGGTCAGGTGTTTCTGGTGGCGGAGGTTTTTGAAGAAAGTTGAAAATAAGGCTTGACAAGTTTTACGCTCCGTGAGAGGATTCGCAACGCTGACTTACTTATGTGGATACCCTAAATGGCGACCGCAACTGTAAGGCTACCAAAGCTGAGGTGCCGGAGGTGTGGACATGAGTGGACTCCCCGCAAGGATGGGGCTGCGCCAGTACGCTGTGCAAACTGCCGAAGCCCGTACTGGAGCAAAGAGCGTGCCAACAAAAAGAAAAAGTCACTTGGAGCGTAGACGGAAGGCTGCGTATTTGGTATCAAGAGCGCTGCGAAAAGGTGAACTCACAAAGAAGCCTTGCGAAGTATGTGGGAACCCAAGAGCAGAAGCGCATCACGATGATTATAAAAAGCCTTTGGAGGTGATATGGCTTTGTGTGCGGCATCATGCGATGAGGCATAATCATCTCGGACGTGGGCCTAAGATGCAAAACTCTAACTGGAAGGAATGGACCGGGATGGTGGTAACGCACTGGTATAAGAAGCCGTCACTGGTGATTCCTTCTACATGGAACCAGGAGAAACAGCAGCAACACTGGGAGTCCCTGCTCCGGTGGATGTGGGAATTGGTCGAAATAATGGAGTTGTGTCCTTACAAGGATAATTCTGAATTTGTTGCCGAACAGTATGGTGCGATGGGCGCGCAGGCGGATTGATTGAAGGAGGAGGCCAGCCATGAAGCTGACAGGCAGAGTGACGAAGTTGGAGTCAGGGAAGTCCTACACGGATGGTCTGGAGCGCGTGACCATCAAAATAAACGAGTCCACCGCGCCGATGTATTCGGACTTCACGGTGCCGAACGTGGACGCGCTCAAGCTGGACGATGAGTTGGAGATGAGCCTAATCGTCGTCCCGAAGGCGAAGGTGGCGCGTGGCTAGAGTGCGCCGAGTCCGGGTGCTCATCTACGAGGGGCCAGAGGAATGGGTCCGGCTCTCCAGCGAGAGTGAGAACCGTTTCGTCAAGGGCCGGAACGTCCTGACGTTCCGTAGTCCTGAGCACCTGCCTTATGAACCCCGTCCGCAGGTCGAGGTTCCCATTCCTGACAAGGTGATAACTGAGTATCTGACGGAAATGGAGACGATTGATGGCTAGGAGCGGGTGCATTTATACACCAACCGGCAACCGAAAAACTTCCCAAGTGAAGGACTTCGCCCGCTACATCGCGCGCAAGACTGGCAAGGCCACGCTCCTGCTCTCGACCGACGGCGGCGGATGGGACCCCTGCGTTCCCGAGGTGAACGCGGGGATGATACTCCCGTATCGGTGTGAGGTTGCCAATCTGCCGCTCGTCCTGCTAAGGAAGATATCGCAAGGCTACTGGCCGGAGAATCCGCTCGAAACGGACCCCGCCGAAATCAGTCTCACGCCGATGGACTACAACCTCATCGGCGGCATCGCGGTCGAGGGCTGGTCCTCCATCTCCCAAGTGGTCATGCGCTACCTGCCCGATCAAGGGATTAGCGTTGGCGGAGAGGACAGGAAGAAGCCTGGCTCGAACATGGCCTTCAGTGCCGCAGTCAAGGTGATGGGCGAGTGGCAGGCGCAGTCGTTCGGCTCGAACACCCGCGGCGATTATGGCTTCGTTCAGAACTTTCTCTATGGCTTGGTGATGAATTTCAACTCCCTCCCGGTCGAGTACGTCCTCTACACGGCGCTCGAAAGCAAGACCGAGGACGACGACCGCTCCACGACCTTCGGCCCCGCGATCGCGGGCAAGAAGGGGACACGGGACTGTGGCGCATGGGTCGGGGACCTCATCCACGGGCAGGATTATCCGGTGGTCAAGAAGGAGCAGGTTCCCGACCCGTCTGACCCATCGAAAACGATTGAGCAGGACGTGGTGGATGTCACCGTCCGGTTCTACTTCAAGAAGCATCTCGATCCATCGTCGGGGATACCGTTCCCGGCGAAGGCCAGAGTGACGCCGGAGCAGGTCGGCGCCCTCCTGAAAAGGTTCCCAGGAGGCTACTTCGAGCCAGTCATCAAGGGCGAGGAAGTGCTGGAAGGCTTCGGCACGTTCCTCGATGTGGTGGACGAGTTGGGCGCGCGGCAGGGGGACCAACTCAAAGGGTGGCGCGAGCGCATGGACGCCAAGCTCGGCAGGGCCGCAACGAGTTCCAAGTAGTCAGACAGAAGGAAGCATCACAAATCAAAAGGAGGAAGTAAATCATCATGGGAAACGCACCTTGGGCTCCCACGCAGGGAGCAGGCAGTTCAGGAACCGCAGCACCGGAGGAAGCGAAGCCGAACGGTCAGACCACGGCAGCGCCTTCGACAGACGTTCAGGACGTGGTGGACGAGAACGACCCCAGGCTCATCTCCGAGACGCTCGAAGCCAATGTGGAAGGAGATGCTTACGCGCAGCCGGCACCGCCGCTGGACGGGAAGTATCGCCTCAAGTTGAAGCATGAGGGGGTGAAACAGGACGGGACGGACGAGCGGAAGCCGTACAAGACGGTTCCGGGCAAGAAGGGCGGAAGCCCGTACTACCAGACCGGGATCTCCTGCTCCATCATCGACCCTACGGGCAAGTACGACGGAATTGTCGTGTACCCGGCGTTCGGCGGCGGCGCCAACACTCGGTTACAAAGGGACAAGAGCACGCAGGTCACGACCATCCTGCACCGGATTAAAAAGCCGGACGGCCAGAAGTCCTACGCCGAGGGCGTGAAGCTCGACCAGAAGGGCTGGATGGACCTGCTCATCAAGGTGCTAGCGACCGAGCCGGAAATCGGCGGCGAGTTGCAATGGGAGGCGTCCTGCGGGAAATGCGGCGAGATTGCCAAGGCCAACGACTACAAGGACGGCTACCCGACCCGCACGACTGGGATGCACCACTTCCCGCAGGAGCAGGACTCCGCGAAGCGCAAGGCGGGGCAGTTGTTCTCGCCGGAGTTGAAATGTGCGGTCAATCCGGCGCACGGGTACTCGCGCGCGCGGGCCATCGTGACGCGATTCCTGCACCTGCATGAGTTGAAGTAGACGCGGAACGGCGGCGTTTGGGCAAACGCTGTCCACCACCAGTAGGGCTAGGACCGTGTTAGCCGAGCGGAGGTGGGATTCGGCGAAATCTTCCGAAGTCAAATCACATGAAGGAGAGGTGTATCATGGCGACGAGGGGTTCGGCATTGCAGCGGGTAGTGACGTTCTTCCGCGAAGCCCAACTGGACGAAGCGCGAGTGACGTTCCAGTTGGTCGAGGAAGTGATGCAGAAGAGGATGGAGGAGTACGAGGCGGCGACGAAGAGTCAGAACCGCGCGGCGGCCACGCCGAGGAAGAAGCGAAGGACGAGGCAGCAGATTGCGGCGGACAACGCGGCGAAGACGGCTAGCACAGGCTCGGCGGTAGCTGTTCCGGCGGCGGGGGGCTCGCTGGCGCAGGCATGAAGCACTTGCTAACCGCTGACGATGTTCATTCCCTTGCGGATAATATCGTCAGTAAAGTGCTCAGCGCGAAGTACGAAGCTAACAACCCCAAGTACGCGGAGCAGGCCGCACTTCTGACACGGATGTATCGAGGAATAATGCTAGATGCAGTTACCGAGATTATTTGGGATTGGAACAACGCGAGGGCAATACAACTAGAATGTCCGACGACACCCAACTCGTCTCCAACGAAGTCCAAGAGCTAAGTGAGGAGCGTCCGGTCCCCTGTGCGTTCAGGACCGGACGCGCAGGCACGGGGAAGTCCTTCTGGGTCATGGAGCAGGCCCAGAAGGACGAGTCGTGGGCTTGCGTCACCGCCACGACTGGAATTGCAAGCGTGAATCTCGGAGCCGTGACTCTGAACAGCACACTCCGCTACTTCGACACCTTGAGCATGCGCGACGCGTTCCTCTCCGGCCATCTCACCCGCGCGCTCCACAAAATTGCCCTCAAAAAGAAATGGTTCCTCGTCGAGGAAGCCAGCATGCTAGAGGAGCCTCAGTTGGATTACCTGTACCGCGCGACGCAGGAGGCCAACCGCTACTCGGACATCAAGCAGCCGATGGGCATCCTGCTCGTCGGCGACTTCGCGCAGCTCCCTCCCGTGAAGGGCGAATGGGCCTTCACTGCCGCGTGCTGGCCGGAGTTCGCTTCCAATACGGTGCGAATGGACAAGGTGTGGCGCCAGGGCGAAGGCCCATTCCTAGACGCGCTCAATCACGCGCGCATGGGCGACGGCGGCGCGTGCGCGGAAGTGCTCACCGCGGCGGGGATGAAATGGAATTCCGCTCGCGTGGTGGAGTTCGACGGGACGACCATCCTCCCCAAGAATGACATGGTATCGCGGCACAACGCCGAGGTATTGAAGGGAGTGCTCGGCCAGTCGTTCAAGGTGACGAGCGAGCGCTGGGGCCAGCAGCGATCCGAGTGGGGCGAGAACAAGCGGACGCACGAGTGGGGCATACCGCCAAGCATGGAGATGAAGATCGGCGCGTACGTGATGATTCTCTCCAACACACGGGACTTCAGCATGGTGAACGGGGACTGCGGCTACGTCCGGCAATGGAACGCCGAAGCGCAGACCTTCGACATCGAACTCGTTCGCACGGGCAAGGTCGTGACGGTCGGCAGGATAATCCGCGAAGTGGCACAGGACGACGAGCCTTCCGGCTGGCATGGCGACGAGGTAAGCGAGCTGGCCGGGGAGGGCTGGCTTCCGCGGCCACACTATCGCCCGAAGGACAAGCGGTATGTGACGGGGCAGGTCAGATACTTCCCGATGCGGCTCGCGTACGCGAGTACCGTGCATAAGAGCCAAGGACTCAGCTTGGACCGCGTGCAAGTCGATATGCGCGACAGGTTCTTCTCAGGGAACGCCATGGCCTACGTCGCCCTCAGCCGATGCCGCACGTTGGAGGGCCTGCGAGTGGTCATCAACAAGGATTCGTTCGTCAGGCAGGTCAAGATGGATGAGAGAGTCAGGAGATGGTTATGAGCGCATTTATACAATTTCAATTACTTACTCGTCCGCCTGACCGAAAGACTGATACGTGGTATGTGGCTCCCTCTACAGGTGGAAGTGTGCTCGGACAAGTAAAGTTTCATGGAGCGTGGCGCAAGTATTGCTTCTTTCCATCTCAGGAGACTCTCTACGATCCTGGATGTCTACGTGTCATTGCTGATTTCTGCGAGACTCAGACTAATGCATGGAGGCAGAAATGAACCTCAAAGGATTTCGCTCCCGCATCCGCTCCTTCCTCCTCGGCCACAAGGACGCGAAGCCGGTCATTATGACGGAGTGGGGGCCAGTCGCGGAGGCCGCGCGGTTGCAGGCCGCGCTCAACATGAGGGCCAGCGATGAAATCAAGCATCGCGTGGAGACGCTGCTAGCGAAGCAGCTCGGCTCGGCGGCGAAGGGATTAGCGGAAGCGCGACGTCGTTATCCTGAAGCCTACTCGGAGGACTAGAACATGCGCGACCGCATCGGCAACGTCATCAAGGAAAACGACATCGTGCGCTGGGACATTCCCCCTGAGGTACAAAAGAAGATAGTGTTCCAAGTCGTGCGCGTGACGGACGGCGGGATCGAGACTCCCTCCGGCAAGACGCCTCCGGTCATTCAACTGAGCGTGCTGATTCCCGTGAACACGGAGAGGCCGGAAGCCTACTTGGAGGATTTCCTGTGTCTCAGGAATCCCGAGAGTGAGGAGCTGCTGGATGCGCTGTCGAACACGAAGGGCGGGAAGCCATCGTGAGGACGCCACATACTCACTATCGCAAGGGCGCGCACGTTTTTCTCATCCTGCGCGACGGCAGAAAGTTGGACGACATTTTCGAGTATCACTATAGCGGAGGAGTAGCTCTACGCAATGCCGGAAGTGTCCCGCTCAAACTTGTTCGCTCAATGAGTTTTCGGAGGCTCAGTGAGTCAAAGAGCAAAACCTAATTCCTGTAACGGCTGCGTAGGCCGCGATATGGGCACGGACTTCTCGCAGATAGAAGGTACGGGCTCATCCGGCGTGCTGGTTGTCGCGGAAGCAAGCGGGGAGATGGAAGCGCGTGACCAGCTACCGCTGCGCCCCTACGCGCCTGCGGGTTCCGTTTTTGAACGAGTGCTACGGAGAATGGGGATTGACCGCCAAACCCTCTCAGTGACTAACGTGGTCCGCTGCCGTCCTCGCCGGAACTGGCTCGAAGGCGCTCCGCATGAGTACTCTATGATTAATCACTGCCGCCCGAACCTCGACGCCGCGATAGCCGAGCGCAGGCCGAGGTGTATCGTGGCGCTCGGTGGGGTCGCACTCAGGGAATTGACGGGCATGGCGGGGGACGCGCAGGGCATCTCGCATCTGGCGGGATATGTCCTCCCCCTTCAGAGTCGCATCTCGTATGGCGGGAATATCGGTACGGTTACTTCCCTTCATCCAGAGATTCCGGTCATAGGAGACTTCCATCCTGCGTTCTTGCGTCGCGGCAAGGCTTCCCACCAGGGCGTGTTCGCGCGCATCCTCCAGCGGGCGATGAACATTGCCAAAGGAACAGATATTTGGCTCCCTAATGGTAGTGCGGGAGGATGGCTGTGGGGAGTGGACCCGGAGCAAGAGGAGACTTGGAATGGACAGCTCAGATATCAGGTACATCCTAGCGTTGACGAAGCGCGAGATTTTGCTTCACGAGTTGAGGGGAATAGTGGACTTGTTGTTTCGTACGACATTGAGACTTCAGAGTCTACAAACCTTGACGAAGATGCTAGAGAAGGATTTACAGATACCAACATCCGGCTCATTCAATTCTCAGTTGGAGGAGGGATGGCGATTGCTCTATCGTGGGAAGGAGAGTATCGAGAAGTCGCTCGCCGAGTACTCCACACCCCCAATGTGAAATGCGGCCACAACGTCTGGCTTTTCGACAACAAAGTCCTCCGGGCCGCAGGGGAGCGCGAAGGGCTAGACCTCAATCCGCGTGGAGTCATCCATGACACCCTGCAAATGTTCCACCACTGGCAGCCGGACCTCCCCGCGCACCTGCAATTCGCGGCGTCCTTCGTGCAGTTCCCGTTCCCGTGGAAGCATCTGGCGGCGAGCGACATCGAATTCTACGGCTGCTGCGACGTGGACGCCACGTTACGCCTCTACACGATGCTGGAAAAGACGCTCCGCCGCGACCAGTTGTGGGGCGACCACGACATCGGCTACGTCGGGCAGGTGATGGAGGTCCGCCCGGTGCTCGCGGCGATGGAGGATCGCGGGGTGCCGATTGACGACTCGGCGCGGCTGGCGCTGGATGTGGAGTTCAAGCTGGCGCAGGGGGCGCTAGGGAAGGAGTTGAGCGGGCTGGCACCGAGGGAGTGCTGTAGGGTGCATCCCAAAGAGGGTTATAAAGGGGAGCCTCCAGAAGTAAAGAAGTGGCGAGTGGATAATAACTTGGAAGCGTGGGGCGAGTTAATGCCGCTCCAAATGAAGGAACGCTTCCATGATTCTGGAGACGACCCAGAGTGGTACCACTACGAGCATCGTGCCTTCGACATTCCAGACGACAACTTGAAGATAGTTAAGGTCGGGAGATGGTGCCGCGTCTACGATTTCAACCCCAACTCGCGCAATCAGGTTATTGAGTACATGAAGGCCAAGAAGCATCCCATCCCCAAATCGAAGGAGGAGGATGACGAGGGGAATCAGAAGGATACCACCGGCGAGAAGGAACTCCGGCGCCTCGCCAACAAGACGGGAGACTCGTTCTACCTGAAGGTCATCGAGTATCGTGGCTACACCAAAATGCGTGGAACTTATATCGAAGGCTTCAAGCCTGGGCCGGACGGCTGCGTCCATCCTACGTTTGGATTTGGTACGAGCATGGGCCAGCTCACTTCTAAAAATCCCGACTCACAAAATTTTCCGAAGTTGAAGCCGACGCCAGAGATTGCAAAGGCCATGCGTGCGATGGTCAGGGCGCCCGAAGGGGAAATTCTGGCGGAATGGGATTATAAATCATTCCATGTTCTCACTCTCGGCTTCCTCGCCGAAGATCCCGTATGGATGCGTCTCGCGCGGCTGGACATGCACTCCTTTTTCGCCGGCCACGTTCTTAATCTATGGAACGGATTTGAAATCCTCAAGGAGTCCGACGAGCAACTAATGGCCCGCTTCAAATGGCTGAAGTCTAATCCCGAATGGAAGAACAAACGTGACGGCCAGTTCAAGCGATGTACTCTTGGGATCGGGAATGGTCTGCAAGAGAAAGGGATGTGGGAGAGGTACATGGAGGATTTCCCGCCTCAGACCTGCAAGGAGTGTTCTGGGGGCAAGAAGGTTCAGGGAGTCAGAGGATTGAAGATTTGCCCGAACTGTAAGGGAGTCGGATTCGTCTCCGGTTTGAGGACCATCTACGAAATCATGGCCGCGATCCGCAAGCTGGCTCCCAAGATATTCGCTTATCAACGAGCCGAGCGGCGAGCGGCGCACGACGCGGGCGACCGAGGATACTACAGCAAGCACTGGGGATTCGCGCGGCGATTCTACGAAGTCTATAACTTCTCGAAGCGCTGGCAGCGTTCGCCAGAGGACGAGCCGCCCCCTGGGGACCAATCAGAGGAGGCGGTCAGCTATCGGCATACGAACATCGCGCACTGCGAGATGCGGGCGAGGATGAAGGAACTCGACAAGTTGGGACTGGCTCACAAGTATAAAATGTTCAATCAAATCCACGACAGTCTCCAGTTTAGATTCCCTGAACGGTTGCTGGCGGAACACGCGGAGGAAGTCAATGCGGTGCTGTCCGCGCCGTCAAAGGTGCTGAAGCATCCCACCATCGCCCCCGAAGGCTTGGTGATCGGCGTCGAGGGCTCTTGGGGCCGCTCATGGGATGCAATGCGGGAGATTGAGTTGAAGGCTGGTGCGAGAGTGAGTGCGGGCGCATGACCCGCGCCGCGCTCCGCAGGGAGACACGGCGCAAAGGAGTGATGAACGATGGCGAAACGGATTGAGCGATTTGAGCAATTAGATGACACGCAGATTTGCTATTGGAAGGCTGACGGGATTTGGCTGATGTACTTGCCCGGCTGCGGTGTCGGCAACTTGGCGAATCACAAAGTTGAAGAACACGAAGATGGCACTATCACTGTACATCCGTCCATTCTCGTTGAGGGACACGACAAAGGTCAGCGAACACAAAAGCATGGCTTCTTGGTGCGCGGCGAATGGAAAGACGCATGAGAAAACAGGTAGGGAAGAGATTTGTCGTGTTGCTCACTGAGCGGCAGGTCTATGAAACCTGGATGCGGATTTCTGCGATAGAACCGCCACATCAATCAGATGAGTTCTGGTACAAATTCGCAGAAGCACTGAATCTCTTGCTGCTGAGTCCTGCCAAAGAGTCGGAGCAGCGCCGCAAAGTTGAGGGAAGGTGAAGGGGCATGGGAGAGCGGTTGAAGAGCACGCGCAAATTTAGGGGATGGGTAGGCGATAACAAGTTCCACAGTGGCAATTCTGCTGACGGGAAACATTATTGGCTTACGCCAGCGGATCTCTACGCTCGACTTGACGCGCAGTATTCATTCGACTTTGACCCATGCCCGTATCCTCAGCCGGACGGATTCGACGGGCTCACCTGTGAATGGGGCCAATCGAATTACGTCAATCCGCCGTTTGGATCCGTGATGCATCAGGGTAAAAAGAAGGGGCCGACCGCATGGGCGAGGAAGGCGATTTTAGAGAACGCGAAAGGGAAGCGCGTCGTGCTCGTCTATCCGATTGACAAATGGGTGCTGATGCTCTTGGCGGCAGGTGCGAAAGTTACGAATCTTGGGGATGTGCGCTGGACCGCGACGGAGGACGGATCTGCTGGCAAGGGAACTGGTAGGCATGTGGCCTGTTTCGTGCTGGAGGCAAAGGTTTAAGCAAGGAGCTAGATTGAGAGTTCTTGATGCTGGACATCGCTATGCGCTGCGACACCTTGACGGCGATGGCGAGGAAATCTTGCAGTTCGTGAAGCGCGAGGGCGAAGGCTACCCCGGCAACGTAGGAACGTGCGAAGGCACGACGATGCAGGAAGTTTTACGGGCGCTGATTGACCGCTCCAAATACGTCAACAGTCAGATTCCATGCGAGGAGACGGAGCAAGCGATAGAGCACTTGCGGAACGCAATAGGCTGGTTCGAGTGTAGAGCAGCGCGGCGACATGGGAGAGTTTGGGAGAGACCAGAAGGACTTATCGAGGAAGCGCCGACATGCGGCAAGTGCGGACATATCGGCTGCGAAGGAAAGTGTCACTGAGCAGGCGCAGAGAGGGAAGGGAAGAGGGACGATGAGCGCTAAACGAAAAGTGGATAACGTCAGGATGCTGAAAATCTTCGACAAGGCCCATAACGAAGGCGCGAAGCTTGGCGGATTGTGGCTTGTCGCTAATCGGCAAGTCATTCGCGCTTGCGAAGAAGTAGGGCTTGAGTACACAAGTCCACAGATGAAAGCGATGCTATCGCTCGCGGCGCTCAACGTTCTAGTCAACGTGAAAGATATTTTGCAGCGAAGCGTCGAGAACAAACGAGCGGAAGATGTCCTGCCCAAGACTGTAGGATCGGGTTGGGGTACTTGAGCCGGGCGCGAGGGCAAGAAAGAGAGGGAGCGGTGAACGAAAGGAAACTTAGAAGGATTTTGAGAATGGTGCGCCATGCACGGGATTATGTCGTTGGCGAAGGCCGATGGAGTAAAGTTCTAGGCGGAATTCACACCTACGAAGCCTACGTTTGGGCCGATCTGTGGTTCGCAGAATACGCCGTGCAAGACAAGTTGAGAGCGGTGCGCCCATGACGACCCGCTCCACCGGGAAGCGCAAGGGGTTTGAGGTAGGACAAGTGGTGGCCGCTCGCGCCAAGCTGACGAATAGCTCTGGAACAGTTGTGCGGGCCTATCGGAGAGAACTTTTGCGAATCACTCAGATCACGCCGATTGGTTTCGTGGTAGTTCAGCGCGGCAACGATGCGAGCACCTTTGCCACGACGCCGGATGAACTGCGTCCACTCACGAAGCGGGAGGCTGGCCAATGACCACCGGGAAGCTGGAGAGCGGCAAAGCCAAGCGGAAACGAGTGTGCGGAATAGTTTTGCACGATGGCTGTATGAAGCTGATGAGCGAATGCACATGCCCGGAAGTCGAAGCAGTAAGGAGGAAAAGCCTTGAAAGAAGCATTAAAAGTAAAATCCAGAAAGCTGAGCAGGCCGCGAGCGCGAAGGCATGGCGAGCAGGTTTCGAGGCAGCGCGTTCTAGCTCGTGAGACATTCATCCTTAGCCCGGCGCGAGAATACATCGTTACGGACCAACTAAAGAATCATATTGCCGCCGCACGCTGGCATGAATTTGACTTATCGGGAGAGTGGCGCGTGACCGTCGAGCTACTGCGCCGGGCGAAGAAGGAAGAGAAATGAGCGGACCGTTTGAAAAGTTCATCGTGCTGCGAATGTGGAATAATGACTGCGACAATTTCCAAGTAATCGTCGCTAGTGAGAAGCCTATGTTTGAACCGACATTACGAGAACTATTTGATGCTTGGACAGCGCGGCGCAATTTCATCGAGCAAGCTATCCGCGAAAAGCTCGACCGCGAGCGCAAAGGAGAGCAGCCATGAGCGGCAAAGAGCAACGGGCGGGGCTGCGAGAAGCTATTGAGTCGCGCCTAGCGCATTTGAAAGCTAATCAAGAAAAATGGCGGGACATCAATGAGCGGCTTAGTCGCGGCGAATCTGTAACCATAGAAACGTCTAACGCGACAGCTAATTTTCATGGGGACGAAGTATCCTTTTTGGAGAAGGTTCTTGATGCCCTCGCCTCCCCCTCGCCAGCGAACGAGCAAGCGGGACAAGCTAATCGGGGCGATATTCCGGTAGAGCAGCGAACACGGACTTGCTGGGGCCCTGGTTCAGAAGTCCATCTAACTTGCCCCTACGACCCGATGAAAGCCTCATTGAGCGTTACGATGGAGGCCCCTGCCCCCAAGCGGGAAAGTTTGACGGGAGCGGGGCAGAACTATCAGTCGCCGCGCGACAGAGCCAAAGCATTCATGGATTTGATTGACACATACGAATCTCACGAAGATTGCGTGAAGTGGCTGGAAGCGAATTTCGCAGACGCAGAGCGCATAGCAAGGCAAGCCCCCGCACTCCCGCCGCGAGACGAGGAGCCTAAACGGAAATAGCACACGATAAAAAAGAACTTGCAGTGCGGGCCAAAGCAGGTAGACTCTGACAGGAGGCGAACGATGAAGCGATTCTGCGTAGTACTGGGGCTGGTGATGCTCTTGGCGGCGGGGGGCTGTGGTGCGCTGAAGAACCACCCGCATCCGAACCAGGCCAATACTTTTGATGGCGGGAGTTACGATACGCTGATCGTGGCACATAGCGTCATCGAATCCACTAAGGCAGACCTGGCTGGGAATGCGTTCCCGGCAAGTTGGACATCAAAAATCCACGATACGCTCAACGGCCTGATTCGCGCCTATGATGCGGCACAAGCCAGCTATACGGTCTACCACACAGCAGCGATGGCTGGAGCAGCCACGACCGCGCAATCCACGGACTTGCAGAACAAGCTCAACGATGTGAACGCACAAACAGCCGCACTCGCGGCGGCGAAGGCAGGCAAATAATGGCTACCACACCAACACCCGCTCCAGCGGGAAGCAAGCTGCAAAGTATCCTGCTCATTATCAATCTGGCGCTTCAGGCACTCTCCGCCATACCTGGAGCAGCGGTCCCCATCGCCATTGAGCAAGCGCTCCAGAAGATTCTGACCAATGCGCTGGCAGCATGGCAGGCAGAAGTAGGCCAGCCGATTGATTTGAGCAAGATCCCGCAGGAAGCGCTTTTGCCGTGACTCCCGAGAACGCCAAGTGGATTCAGGACACGGAGCAGGCTGCGACGCAAGGCTCGCACATCTATCCTCTTATGGCCGCCGCAGAAGCGGCGCTTGAATCCGCGCATGCCGGAGTGTTTGGCGCTTCCGTGCTGGCGCGGGACGCCAAGAATCTCTTTGGCATGAAGCAGCACCAGCACCCTGAGTATGGGACGCTTTCGCTCCCCACGAAGGAATTCTTGGACGGTGAGTGGAAGGTCGTGGGCGCGGCATGGGTCAGCTACCCGGACTTCCACGCCTGCTTTCTCGACCGGATGCACACGCTCGGCAGGCTGGCCTCCAAGTATCCCCACTATGCGGCGGCGCTTGCGGCTCAGGATGAGTTTGAGTACGTGAAGCAGGTTTCGCAGAGTTGGAGTTCCGACCCGGAGCGGGCACAGAAGGTGACTGCGATTTACGACGAGTATGCGGAATGGTGGGCGGCGAATCCCCCCGCCGCCGCGACTAGCGAGCCTGTTGCGCCTGAGGCTCCCCCTGCGGCTCCCGCGCCGGAAGCTCCGGTGATGGGCGTGGACGAGGCGACTCAAGTCTAGGCCGGAATCCTAGCTTCTCGATTTCAATCAAGCCGTCCGAATAGCACACACTCTGAAATTCGCACGGAACGATGCCGTCGCAGGCGTTCCGGCTCATCGGGAGGTCTGACCATGCTGCTTCATCCTCGGTTAGCTCTCGAATGGCTATCGCTTCCTGTAAGACATCCCTTACGACGGCTGCTCGCTGATGTTCTTGAGGAACTTTCACTTGAACCTGATGCAGAAGGTCTTGAGCTGCGCCCTCCTTCCACATCTGCTCCACCCAGTCGTCCGCCGACACATGCGAATCGGACAGGTACAGAGGCTTCCATCCCTTGAAGGCTCCAGGTAGCTTCCCCTTGAATCGCATGGATAGCGACGGCATGGTGGGATGCTTCCAAGCCCGCGCCCACAAGGATGCGCGGCGACCGGAACGCATCTGACCGATTTCGACGATGTGCAGGACCATGGGCAGCCCCGTGACCGCCACATCCCCCATGACGCGCCAGGAGTGGAGTTCGCGGTACCGTGCGGCGTCGTCCCAACGGTCCACCGAAATGAAGCGATGTAGGGATTGGCCATCGGATTGCGCCAGCGGGAGCCATTCCACGCCGGAATTGAGGCGCACGGGCGGAACCTCTCTTAGTTGGGGAGGGAGTTCCGCCCGAGCCATCGAGCGTAACGTTGTATCCAGCATAGCACACCAGTCCTTCGCGGCGAGGAAGGGATTGGTGGTGATGTCGAGGCCGGGATTGGCGGCGGCCTGTAGGAACCTAGCCCTCGCGTCAGCCGCAGCTTGAGCAGGGGGAACGGCCTGCTGGACGATGGATATGACCGCTGACCGGAAACAAGCGTCCCAGAGGCGCTTGGGAGGCCATTTTTGAGGGCGCCAGTCGCGGCTGAGGACTCCTTTGCGATGACACGCCTGATAATCCCCGATCGCGTGGGCGTCCAGTACCATTACTCTTCAGGTGCGGGGGGCGGAGTCATCCGTGACTGCTTGACATCCTCGCCAGCGGTTGTTAGGTGGGACAAGGGTAGGGCGAGAATGGCTGCGCGGGTGGCCCGTCCCGCCTTCGTAGGCCCGAACGCCTGACGGACCTTGCGATTAGCGAGGTCCGACGCTCCCTCGCTCGGAACCGCTTCCCCGAATGGCACGTGGACTCGCGGACCTCCGGCGGAAGCATAGGCGTGAGGCTTGAGCCGCTCGCCGATAGTCTTTCCCGCTTTTGCGGCCTGCTTGTCGCGGAGCTTCTCGACCTGCGAGTCCAGATGGTCGTTCAGGTCCATGAACGACTCCTGCTTCTGGCGCAGCACGTCCCAGTAGAAGCGGTCCTTTCCGGTAACATGCGCGAGATGGTCGTTCACCGTCTCGGAGAACGAATCTGCGACGACCTTTTTCGCGCGGAGTTCCGCGTCCAGCTTCATCTTGGCGGCGGCGTCCGTAGGCTTCGCGTCGTACAGCGACCGGATTTGCTTCCTTAGCCGTGATCGTTCCAGATTCATGTCCTCTAGCGTCCATGGCCTGTCGTACTGCCGCTGGATACGCCGCAGGGAGGCGACCTCCGCGCGGCCTTCTGGAGTCTGCATTAGATTGGGATTCTCACGGACGATGCGGTCGATGTGGTTCTTGATGACTGGAGTGTAGGCACGGCGGGACTTCACTTGGTTAAACGCCGCATCGAACTCCGATTGCAGGCGTGACAGCGATGACCGCACATTGTCCGCAAACGCGCCAATGGTCCCTGGCTTGCCCATCCTCTTCGCGGTCTGCTCAATCTCTGGCAGGACGCGCTCCAGGTTCTTGACCGTCTCTCCGGTTTCGCCGATGGCGCTCGTCAGCTTGTTGATTTTCGTGGCGGTCGAGGGCTTGCCTCCTACTTTCTTCCCGGCCCAAAGCGTCAGCACATCGAACGCTGCCGTGCCAAGGGCCTCTCTATACCTGCCTTCGTCCTGCATTTGATTCAGATTAACGACGCTCCCTGCGGCGAACGGGTCCGCGAGCGACGCAGCGGTGACGCCAGCGCGGGTGACTTGCAATCCGCCCTCGACCGGAGATCCCGCGCGGATGGCCTTCACGCCGGATTGAAACTGTTCCTTAGCCTGCCTGCCGCCCTGACGGTAGGTTTCTCGTATCTTCTCGCCAGTCGGAGGGTCATCCTCCGTCGCCGGCGCAAATAGCCCCTTGATGCCCTTGGCGGTGCCAACGATATTCTCAGTGACTCCGGCTAGGATGCCACGGTCCTCCTTTTGTGGTGTGGAAGCGGGCTCCGTGCTCCTGAGAGCCTTCACACCCAGCAGGAGCCATCGCTTCGCATCCGGGGACATCCCCGCGAGCGCGCGCGACTGTCCACCTTCGTCCAATTCCATGAACGCCTTAACGGAATCCTCGCTGGCCTGCGCGGGACTAGTTTGAGCTTGCTGGGGCATCAGGCGGCTTTCTTTTTCGCGTCCGCGACGGCCTTCTTTATCTCGTCGTCCAGCGGGTGCGTGGCGCCGTCGGAAGGCTTTGGTGGAGGAGTCGTGCGTGACTTGGCATTCGCGCTTGGTGCGGCATTCCACTTCTTGACTGACTCGTCGATATGCTTCCGTTCAAGGGGCGTCAATCCTCCTATAGCCCGTGAGCCAGTGTAGACAGACTCGGCGGCGCGGCCCATCTTGTTCCGGAACGCCTTCGAGTCGAACACGTTCCTCCCGACGAGCGGCAGGTCGCGTTCGAGCGCCTTGACGCTGGCTTGAGCGGCTGACGCTTTAGTGAGGGAACGCATACCGATGAACGTAGAGAGCGCAGAAATGCTGGCGTTGAATAGTTCCGCTTCCTTTGGTGTCAGTGAGCCAATCAATTCCTTGTTGATGCTAACCTGCGACTTGACGAGGGCCTGCGGCACGCCGCCATAATTCTCTAGCAAGGTAATGAATGAACCAGCCTTCTTCTCTTCCTGCTCCATGCCAGTGAGCACGCGCTCCAGCGCCGCGCCGACATGCTTCGTGACCACTGAGTCGTCCGCAAGGGCCATATAGTCGCCCAGAGCTTTGAAGTCTGGCTGCGTCGGGTCGCCGAGCACTTGGGTCATGGCCTCGCGCACTGGCCCGATACGGCCAGCGTTCTGAGGCGTGGGCAGGAGGTTGCCTGTGCCGCCTCCTGCACCAGCGGTAGGCTTTGTGGCACCACTCGGCGCAGGCGGTGGAGCGGTGCGTGACTTCACTCCTGGCGTGGTCGGCGTGGACGTGCGCTGCGTCACGTCCAGCCCGCCTTCATTGACACCCTTGACGGCAGTTGAGCCTGTGGCCGTGCGATGCTGACCCAAGTCGGTTCCAGCACCACCACCGAGAGCTTCCACATCCATTGGGCTGACCGCGTACGTCTCGTTCCCGACCGTGATGACCTTCGAGTTCGGCGAGAAGGGCTCGTAGTAGGACTTGCCGCCGTGAATGACGTTCTTCAAGCCCATCGAGTCCGGTAGTGACGTAAGGTCAATCGGGTTGCCGTCGATGTCGTTGAACGATTTCCCTTCGCGTGCGAGCAGCCTCGCGTTGGAAACGCTAATCGCCGGACCCATGACCGCCCGCGTGTTAGGATTCGCGGCTTTGGCTTTGGTAGCGGCATCCGTTTCCTGAATTTTGTAATCCTTGAGCGTCTCCTGCTGCTTCTTCCACTGGTTGAATTCCCGCTGGTCCGCGACCTCCTGCCGCAGCCTGTCCGCGTCCGCGTTCTGCTTGAGCGAATCAGTCGGTGAGGGCGGAGGGGTCATCCTGCTTCCGCCCCCTGCGTCAGCTTCCTGCGTTCCTGTTCCAGCGCCACCTCCTCCCTGCGCCCCGGCCTTCGGGTGCATCTTGATGATATGGTCGGTCAGCATCCGCAACCGTTGTAGCTTGCCCTTCACGTCCTTGTTGACGCCAGCGGTCTTGTCCAGTTCCGCGCCTGCGGCTTCGCGCAGGTTGTAATACTTCTCCGCGTCCTCCGCCTTCAGCGGCGCTCCGGTGTCCGGGTCCACTCCGGTTGCGAGGATGGAAGTGTAAAGCTGGAAATCCTTGTAATGCTTCTGTGCGAGGTCGATGCGCTGGCGGTGGTGCTTCTCCATCGCATCCGCAAGCGGAGAGGATTCCCTGCCGCCACCAGCGGCCAACACGCCGCCGATAGCTCCGAGCGCGCGTTCCTTTCCCGACTTAGGCACGGCCTGCTCGACGGCGGCGTCATCCGGGGATGGAGGAGGAGTCGTGGGCATTAAGGTCACGCAAAGATGGCGGTCAGGGCGTTGTCAATCGCGCTCGACACCTTGCCCACCATGTCCTGATTGATTTTATAATCGTTCACCCTGGCCTTGCCGGAGATGTCCGCGAGGTTGGTCGCGGTTTCACTTCCTAACCCAAGTAATCGCGCAGCGTCCTCCAACTGCGTCTTGCCAATGCTCGCGGTTTCCTTGGCGGCCTCCGGCCTCGCCGCGAATATCGCGTTATCCGTTTTCGCTTGCGTCTCGGTGTCAAGCGTCTGGCTGGTCGCGCTCGTCCCGCCGCCACGCGCGGTCCCCGACGTAGCGAGCTGGCGCTTCCGTGCGTCCGCGCCGGAACGGACGGCGTTCGTCTCTGGAGCGACGGCGGCGCTCACGGCGGCGCGGTTGCCGGACAATATCTTCGACCAATAATCCCCCGCCTTGTCGAGCGATTCGTTGCCCTTCGCCTGCTGGGACTCGCCCTGCGGGATGGCGTAGTTAAAAATGTTCTCCATTTTCCCGAACGCCCCGAGTTGCGTCTTGCGGTCGGTCTTTGCGCTGCTCCCGCCGATCCCGAGGAAGCCTCCCATCACTTCACCTCTTCCGGAACCGAGACATATACCGGATGGGGAACTTGCACCATGCCACGGTCCTCACAGAATTTCTTGGCGATGGGCGATTCGCACACGGCCATAAATCCCCGCGCCTTCACTTCCGCTAGAAAATCCTGCATATCGTTGATGAGCTGGTCCGTGACTCCCGTGCCTTGATACCTCCGGTCCACCAGCAACGGCTCGATGTGCGGGATGTGCTGGAGGACGAACATGGCGACGATTTTCCCGTCGTGCTCCGCGACCCGAATGCGCGTCAATTCCCGGTTCAGGCTCATCCAGCCGCGAGCCGCCAGCTTGAGGTCAATGGCATCCCACTCCTCCTGCGTCGCGGAGTGCCCGTCAATCCAGCGATAGGTGATTTCGCTCATTGAATTATCAGCGTCACATTGCAGGAATCCCCTGCGTTGTCCGCGTCGATGCGATAACGATAAGGGGAGTAGACGTTCCGGTTCAGCGCGGCGGAACCGAGCGTGAAGGTCTGCCCCGGCGTCAGGACCGCGACGATAGCGCCGTAGTCGTCACGGTTGGCGGAGCCGCCTCCAGCCGTCCCTGCCTCCCGCACGATGTAGATATTCCCGGTGTTAGGTACAAGGCCATGCGCGGCTCCAGCCTTGTACGCCTGGAAGATGATTTGCTGCGCCCGGATGGTGTACTCGTCGGAAGTCGTGGAGGTCGCGGACTCCGGCTCGTTCGCATCCGTCGCGTCCACAAGGGACATGAGTTCAGCGGGGGTGCCGGGCGTGGGGACGACGATGAGTCCCAACGGGAAATCTGGTCCTTGCTTATCTCGGAATACAGAATTAGCCATAGACGGCCTCCAAGCCATGCTTGGCAATAAACTCGCGCGTATTTCTGGCCTGAATTACCTCAGTAGTCCATCGGCAATTCCCCGGTTCGTAATTTCCGTTGACATCGGTGAACAGGAGCTTTCTCAACTCAATCTCTCCAAGACAATCTTCAACGCCAGCACTGGATGAACAGTGAACGCCCCACCCTCGGTAATCGTGTAAGAGATGTTCCCCGTGGCCTGCTGCTGGATGACGAAGGCTCCGGTTACGAACTGTCCCAGCGTCAGGCCGGAAGAGTTGAGCGTCGAAATAGTCTGGGCCTGCTGCGCGTCGGTGTAGGTGAGATTGACGGTGATGGACGTGCCGACCGTGCCCGCCGTGGTTACGACGTAGTAGACGCTGACGCGGTAGACGCCTGCGGGGGCGGACGCGAGGATGTTCGTCGAGCCAACAGGCGTCGTGGGCGTGGAGGCTTGGAACGCGACGATGGGCGGGATACCTTGACCGGAGGTAGTGATTCCATTGTAGGAGGTGATGGCTCCGAGGATGGTTGGGATGCCGCCGCCCACGCCGGATTGCGCTCCGCCGCCGACACCGGACTGGGGGCGCAGAGGGATAGCCAGTACGAGCGCGCCGAGCAGTAGCGTCAGGATAATGGTTACGTTTTGAAGGCGCTGCTTCATGCCGTGAGTCTACCTCAACTGAATGAAAAGTTCCCGTTCTTTTTCGAGTACTTCAGGGTCGCGCCGTCCGCAAGCGTCGCGGTATCGACCGGGGACACACGCAGCCCCAACAACTGTGTGTCCGTGGGACCGCTCCCTGGCGGCGGGCCGCTTGGCTTCCCCTGCGTCGGAGCGTTCACCTTCGCGTGCAACTCATTGAAGCGGTCCTGCAAGTCGTAGTGCTGCGTGAGAAGTTGCCGGAACGATTTCTCCAGTGTAGCTGGGTCTTTCAACTGCTCGCGCGAAGGATACCAACGCTGGATGTCAGATTGGGCTTTGGGCACTTGCGGAACCTCCGAAACTCTTGGCGATTAGATAGTCGCCGTCGCGCCCCCACTGGCCCACTAAAATCTCGATGTCATCCTCGAAGATTTGAAACGGCGCGGACGAGGATGCCGCGAACACGTACAGTTGTCCCTTGTTCGCGCTCACTCGGAACAGAGCCTTCTGGTAGACGCCCCCCGACGACGGGATGGTAATGACCTGCGGCGACTGCCCATCGACCGTCGTGATCGTGAGCGTGATGGGAGCCGTGCTTACCCAGGCGATTGATATTTGCGGGATGTGCATGAATCCTTTTAATCCAAAAGAAGTCCCGAAGGTGAGCCAGCCGATAGTCCGCGCCGGCTGGATGTCGTAGCTCGGCTGCCACAGGAATAATTGCGTCGGCTTGGTCTGCGTGGTGAAGTCGTCGGTCCACTGGAGCATGAGGCCCATGAAGTCCGAGACGACAGGCGAGCCTCCCATGCTCACGGGCAGGCGGGCGCGGGCGGCGCCAGTCGGGATAGTCGTGGGCGCAACCACCTGAGCGCCGAGCGACATCGGCGTGGCTACGACGCCTGCGACCGCTGCAGGCAGGAGGTCGAGGAAGAAATCGCCCCATTGCTTCGGGGCGCGGGCGTCACCGCCATCGAATTCACGTACCGCGAGTGTGCAAGCAATGGGAGTCGTGCCGTCGTTCGTCAAATCGGACTGCTTGAAGATGGCTCCCTGCGTTCCGCCGATAGCCGCACGGCCAGCGACGAGCGTCACAGGATTGAGCACGGCGGAGGATTCCGCTTGCTGCTCGACGTGATAGATATTGCTCACTTGGGTCGGGTAGACGTCCGCAACCCAAGCCATTGTCCGGAGATTGAGGGTGAGCTGCCGGAATGTACCTCCCAAGTCCTGATAAGTCGCGTAGAGGTAACCATTGGAATATGATAGCCGGAACGTGGGGGCACGCGTATAATCAGGTGCTTGAACTATAGTTCCGTTATAAGTCACCTGCTGACCAACGACGCCCTCATGCGGGAAGAGATTATAGAGGTCATCGTCCGTGAGTGAACCCTTGGAGGATGATTGGATGCCATCTTTGGCCCACCAGTAGAGCGATTGTCCATCGTTGCAATGCCCGAACGGTGCTGCGATTCCGCGCGGGAACGGCTGCTGGACGAAGTTATACCGTTGAGTTGGATTGTCCGGCTGCGGATACAAGGCCCACCAGCGCTCCGTTGAGCCGACGAAGGACAAGCCATCCATGACCTCGCCCCCCAGCAGAGGCTCGGATGGCGGAGTGATTTCGATATTGAACGAGTCCGGCGCAGAATCCGGATTGTTGGGCTTGGCGAAGTAGAGCGTCCCGGGGCGGAGCGGATCGCCGACCGCGAACACCGTGCCGGAAACGTCCGGTCCCCACATATACGGAAGCGATTGATTGGCGAACTCCGGCTCGTAGATGTTTATGAGGACCGGGCCAACCGCGCTGCCTGCGTTCTCCACGAACTCAAAACGGTAAGTGGTGCCGGAGATAAGCACGGGACGCTTGTACAGCGTGTAAACGTTCTGCCCTCCGATTTTCACCAGATTACCAGGAAGGAAGTTCAGGACGTGCGCGGCGATGGGAGCCGCGATGACAACCAAGGCCGTCGTTCCGGTGACGCTGTTCGCTACCGCGACGAGGGGCAGGTCAATGGAGGGCCACGGCTCGAAGTTGTCGAAATCCAATTCCTCCCCCGCGCCCACGGCTTCATCGCTGAAATTGTCTATGAACGTGGAGAGGGTGGTGGGAATAGAGCCAACGAATCGCCATGAAGTCACAGTCCCGCCATATCGTTCGATGTCCCAGGTGTCAATCTGCGGGTCATAAGCCGCGCTCGGGAGCGAAACCCGCACCTGCTGGCGGCGTGGATTCACTCCGTACCGCGTCGGAGGAGATGGGTTCCCGCGAACGCCCGTGACGCTGGAACGCGGACGGACGCGATAAAGGTAAGGAGCGCCGACCGCGCCGACATCTGGCTGACCCGTGCCGAACGCGAGGAAGGCTTGGTCGTGCGCCACATTCAGGCTTCCGTTGGCGTTCCATAGGAATTGAATCTTCGTCGCGGTCTGGAGGGATTTCGTCTGGTCGTTCCCCACACGGGTCATTTCGTTGATGGAAAATACAATCTGCGCCCACTGATTCGCGCCGGTCACGTCCTGCGCCCCGGAGTACGTGACGCCTTGATTCCCCGACGCGATGGCGTTTTCCTCGTCCACGATGGCGCGCTGTGCGACCGTCTGTGCGGCGGCGATTTGCGAGATGGCATTCGCTATGGCGGACGCGAGGTCCGAGGCGCGGACCGTGTAGTAATAAAAGTTCTTGGTGAACGTGCCGTCGTCCACGTCGATGAGAAACTTCATCTCCGTCAGGTTCGTGGGGACATCGGTGCGGATACCGATGGAGATGTAATCATCGAATTGCAGGACCGAGCCGCCGAACAGGAAGGGGTTGGCGGCCAGCGTCGCGGTCTGCGTTCCAATGCCCGCAGTCACCGCGTAAGTGACATCTAAGGACGATATACTCTGCCCTACGACCGGAATGGTCGGAGCCGCGCCGTTGCCGCGAACCTGAATCGCCGGAACGCTTGTGATGCCATCCGCCGCCACATGCGCGTTGACCGTGGACGTTTCGATGGCTACCGTGCCGTCCGGCCCCGTGGCGACGCTCCAGACGAGGCATACTTCGGTTCCTATTTTGATGAGCGCTCCGCGGCGCACGCTGGAAAGAAAGTTCTGGAGATAGATGGATGAGTCGGCGTTGCCAGGTCCGCTGCCGAGTCCTGCGGGAACGAGCACGCAATGTCCCGCGGTGCCGGAGAAGTAGTAGAGGCTAGAGATGGCGAAGGCGGCGGCGAACGGGGGGAACACGTCTTGTACGAGGAACTGCGTCACATTGTTGATGATGAGGAACATTCCCCGCTGATAGCCTGCGGTGTTGGCGACTTGGATGCTGCATGTGGTCGATCCGGGCGTGGGGTCCACAATCACCACGCCAGCGGTATCGGCCACGCGTACACCGTTGGCGGACGCCGCCGTCGTGCCTCCCGCAATCCAGCTAACCGCCGCCGTGAACTGTCCTACCGCAAGGTAGTTGTCAATGACCGCATCCGGCGCTGATTGCGGTTCCGCGATTCCAACCTTTTGCTGTGTCACCACGCTAGCCGTAGCCGGAGCGGAGAACTTTTGGTAGTCCGAGCCGTTGGCGATGTACATCCACGGGTTCGGCGACTGGTTCGGGCGGAAGGGAATCATCGACGCGCCGAGCGACGCGCCGCCGCCAGCGAGAACGCCTACCTGCGATGCGTTATCCGGAAGCCATATGGTGTCGTCGGCGTTGCGCGTCAGCAGCCGCGGCTTGTTGTCGCTGAGGAGCTGCACGTAGGCGCGCATGTCCGTCGCCCACTTGTTAGAGACTCCAGTCACGAAGCCATACTGCGTAAGGCCGGGGCGGGTGCGGACGCTCGAACCCGTGTAGGAGCGCACGTTGACGGCCATTGGATACTTCCCCGGAGGAAGGGTATCGGGTCGGCTGTTCAGCTTCATGCCGAGGAACTCGAACGTCTCGCCCTTGCGTTCTCTAGTGAAATCACCCAGCTTGAGCCTCCAGTCGCGGCGCGGTCTGCTCCTGCTTCTGCGACAGCGCGTAGAGCACGGAAGTGTACTCGCCCGTCTCCGAGAGTTTCGCGTTGTAGACCTGCGCGACTTTCATAAACCTCTCGAACAAGGGCATGGTGGACATGAGCGCCGAGCCGCCCTGCTTGAACGAAGCCGTGTGGACGGCGAGGTCTAGGATGGCGTCCAGATCCTCGCGCGCAATCTGGATGTTTGCAGCGTCGTTCGTGGGGATGGGAGCGTTCTGGACGACCGTCGCGGTCAGGGAGTATGGTCCTGCGTCTGGAACGGAGGCGAGGGCGAGGAGATTGAGGCCGGAGTGGTAAGCGGTGTCCGGTTGCTTTTGCGATTCCGCCTGCCATCCGGGGCGGAATAGGTCCGCGTTGCGGATGGAATCAATCTGCATCACGGTGTTGGCGATTCGCAACGCGAGCAAGGCGGAGGCATTCGAGAGTAGCGCCAGCCCCATGCGATACCGCTGCTCCGCGTAGGTCGCGCGGGGGATGTCGCGGGCGTTCGACTCGCGCGACAGCAGGTCCGCAAGCGCGCTCCACTTAATGAGCCATGCCCAGTCGTCGGGCACGATGAGCGGAGTGGGCGTCGGGACGGAGAGTGCGGGTCCGGCTTCGACGGTCAGCAACTCATACTGTCCCGCCGCGCCGGGGGCACGGTCGGTATCAAAGGAGATGGGAGGCTGCGTGGACAGCAGGTAGGTGGAAGGAGTTCCCGCAGGATTCTGGAGGTAGGACGACGCGAACGACTGTTCGGACCAAGTGTCCTCCGGCCACATTGTTGACGCAGAGCCGATGGCCGGCAGGTAGGCCATGCGGCGCACGTCGATAACCGTATCCGCGAGGGGAATGCGCCCCGCGACGGCGCCGACCAGCCGGCGAGTCGTGGTGCAGCCGGTCACCGAGAGGATTTCGTCCCGCCGACGCGACACCGCGTTCAGCAGGTCATCGGCGGAGAATTGAGATGACACGCCCGTCCAAGGATTAATGCCCACAGCGGGTTCGAGCAGGGCAAACTGGCAATCCGTGTAGATGTCCACGTCCCTGAGCGTTAGTGGACGGAGAGTGTTCGGAAGGTTCGAGGTATCGGTGAGGTCGTAGTAGGTGACGCCCTGCGCGGAGGGGAAGGTGAAATCGGCGCGCCAGAAGGAGGTGAAGGCGTTCCAGGTTCTCAGGCACTCCTTCGTTATCGCCTGAAGTTCCGTGTCGCTCCAGAAGGTCTTGTTCGGGTCGTACAGGCGGTTCGCCAATTCCTGACGGAACGTTGCGTAGGTAATGTAACTATAGATATCCGCCATGTCACTTCCCGTTGTAAATGCCCGTCACCTGCCAATACCCGCTCGACCAAGCCATCAGGAGCCGCAAGGGGTCCGTGGGGAATTCCTGCCCAATGTCATACGGAATGGCGATGAGAGGGCTGGGCAGGAGGATGATGGTGCCCCCGACGAGCGGGAGGGCGGGAGGCTGCGGAGCGGCGATGGGGACGACGTACACTCACTTGCTCCCGCGCTTCTTGTCGTACTTCCGGGCCTGCTTCTTGGTGAGAACGCGCTCGCCCTTTTTCAACCGCGCGGGACCGGACTTGCGGACCTTGCCTCCACGATGGTAGGACTTAAACCTGTGCTGCGTGTCGGACACATCGTACTCAAGGGAATCCGCACCGCCACCCCCAGCCTTGAGAGCACCACTTGCCGCACTTTTTAGTCCGCCTGCGTCGAGCGCCATCAGTCCCGCTCCTCCTGAGAGTGCCCTCCCCGCAACTGCCGATTGAACTCCTCGCAACGATTGTCCGCACGGGTGCCGCGGATGGAAGGCTCGCGCTCGTCCATGCGGATACGATCCTCACGCTCCATAGCGAGTTCCTCCTCGGACTTCGCCCGCCGTCCGGTTAGCGAATCCGATTGCATATCACTTGGATCCTCGGCACAGTGGATGCGTGTCGCGCAGGCGGGACGCTGCGCGGCGATTTCGCTCGGGTATGTCTTATCCCGAATGTTGCCATACGGATTTACCTTGTAGGCCATGTCCATCCTCCTTCGTGAACCGCCATCCCATCCAGACGAATACTACCACGCAGAGCGCCGTCGGCCACCACTCATTTAGGCTGGCCCATGCGGGGAGGCTCTCGTTCATCGCGTAGCCATAGTCGAAGAGGCCGAGCAGCATCCACATCACGGCCAGCGGTCCATAGATTAGCTTCTGCGCGCGAAAGGGGACTTCAAATCCCAGAGATACTCCGGCCAGCGTGAAGAAGCATCCTTCCACAAGAGCAATGGAACCGTTGAAGGTCAGGTCCGTGCCAACGGTCAGATACACACACCACGCTGATAGCAAGGCAATAATCCCCCCGACCGCCTTGGGATGACTGAGATTGAGCGCCATAGCCAGTTCCAGCGGACGCGCCCATAGATAAGCGCGAGTGTACGCCTCCGACCGCCAGCCGTCCCGCCAGTTGACGTATTCGAGCGCCGCTGTGGTTACGAACTCAGCTCCCAGGTACAGGAGGAGTGGTCCCCGGAGCCTCGCCCGCAGCGCCAGAATCAGCGCCCATAGGAGCGCCGCCAGCAGCAGGATTGGGCGTCCATTCAAGTGTTCCACTTTGCCCTACTTGAGAGAGCAGGTAAGCGGCATCCTTGGGGTCGGCCCCGAAGGTAGCCTGAGCCTGCTTGCCGATGCTCCCGGTCACAGAATCAATCGTTGCGGGAAACTTCCCCGGTCTTGGTGATCCCATCAGTGTCCCCCCTTTCCATTGACTCGTTTCAACTCGCCCTCCGCACGGCCCAGCCTGTTTTCATACGACATCATGGCCTTCCAGAACTCATCGAAGCGCAGGTGCAGGGCCGATACCTTTTTGTCCACCTCCGGAATACTGTCCACCTTGTTCTTGTACACGCCTATCTTGTAGGAGAAATAGAGCATGGACGCAAGGAATTGCAGGACGGAGAGACATAGGCCAAGAAGCAACGCCGTTGCAGGACTCACGCATCATCTCCGAGTTCTAATCCTTGCGTTCCAACTTTCCTAATTGATGCGCGCTGGAAATCGCCGTCTGCATCGCATTCCGTAGGTCGTGCCGCGTATCGTCGAGGTTCTTCATCATCGGTTCCTTGATTTCCTTTACGAGCGTTCCCGTCCGGACTTCTAGCAGCATTCGCAAGTCCCCCATTTGTCGCTCATTCTCCTCCTGCACGATTTGGCGGATGAATGATTTCCATACGTCAGGGTCCATCTCCCCCGAACGCTTCCCGTTCCGCTTCCCGCCATTCCGCAACGCCTTGACGATAAACAACACAACGATGAGCGCCGCGATAGCCCCGCCTTCCTTGAGTAGTAAGGCCCATGTCTCCATATCTCACTTTGGTGGGTCCTGCACTGGAGCGGTCCCGCCACTCTGTACCGTCGTCGTCGTCGTATGAGAAGTATCACTTGGTCCGCTAGTTGTCGAAACAGTTGTAATCGTAGGCTCAATAGGTGGAAGTGGGGACTTCGCTAAGTAGGCAGCAGCAGAAATTATCCCCGTTACAATGAAAGCTGTTCCAGCGAGCGCAAGCAGGTGATGGAGGTCCACGACTTGTCCACGGCTGACATAAACTTCCGCGATAGCCGCGCCCACGGCTCCGGCCCCGCCGCCAATGAATCCCGAGCCAAGCCCGTAGAGCCAGCCTTCCCAGTTGAGCTTCATTCTCGCCCCCTTACTGCAACGTCGTAGTCGCAGAAGTAGTGGCCGAGATGACCACCGCTCCCGTCTTGCCGTTCACGCTCGTCACCGCATCCGGATAATCGGACGCGACCGGAACCACCGCTCCGGTGCGGCCATTGAAGGAAGTCACTCCAGTCGTACCCGCGCCCACCTGAGCAAACGCCGCGCCGTTCAGCGACACCCACACGCCGTCACTAGCCAGGCACGCGGTCGTCTGCGCTGGTACGACCACGCAAGCGGCGTGTGAGGCGTAGCTTCCGCTCACTTGCAGAACGCTGATGCTTTGAGCCTTGACGCTCCGCTCCTTCACCAAGGCTCCCAAGATAAACGCCAAGACCAAACTCACTCCCAGTAACATTCTCCTCGCCGCCATGTCCCCTCCTTTAGGGCTGAACCACAACCGTTCCCGTTCCGCTCACGCTCCCCGTCCCGCTTATGGGGAAGAATCCCACCCCGCTCAATGGTACCGTATCTGGACTGGTCGAGGTATTACTACTTACGCTAACGCTGGCGTTTCGTCTGCCGATGGCTATGGGCGTGAACGTTATGGTCACCGAGCAGTTAGCACTCACGGCCAGCGTGGAGCCGCAGGTGGTGGTAAAGCTGTAATCCCCTGGAGTCGTTCCCGCAATCCCCACTGACGCTATGTTCATTACCGATGTCCCCGTGTTCGTCAGCACGATGGATTGCGAGACGGACGAGAGTCCTATCTTGATCCCGCCGAAGTCCAAGGACGCAGGGCTAAAGGTGGCCGCTGGGCTTTGTCCGGAAGCGACTAGGGAGTGAACCTCCGTCAGCTTTCCTGTAACGGTAGTGTTGTAGTTAATGGAGGTGTAAGCTGGCGCGCTCACCGTAATGCTGTGCGGAGTATAGTTGACTCTGGTTGGCGAGGACGGGCTGGTCCCCGAGGCGGAGTGGTCCGTCAACACCAAGGTGGCGTTGCCGGTGGCGTCCGTCGTCCCCGTCACTGTCTCGGAACCGCCGCCAGTGGCGACTGCGGTCACCGTGGCTCCGGAGATGGGAGCTGCGGTCACGCTATCCCGCACCAGGACGTGATACGACCACTTGACGAAGTAGCTAAAGTGATTGCCTCCGCCGGACGGAGGGCCGTTGATATTGTCCGGATTGTTGCCCGCGCCTTGATAGAGATTATCCGTGAAGATGTTGTTGTCGGTCGTGGCGGGAGAGACGCAGAACCACCACGGGTGATAGGTCAGGAAGTTGAGAGGGTTCGCGCCCGCGATAAAGGTATTGCCCTTGATGTTCCACCCGCTGCCGCAGCCGTCCGCTTGGCTCATGTCCGTGAGGATGCCGTTGCTCGTCACCGTGTTGTTGAAGAAGCCTGAGATACTGTCGGGCGGGATGAAGTCACCATAGAGGCCGCTCACGGGGAAGGTCGCCGAGGTAGTCACCGAGTTGATCGTATTGTTGGAGGCTTGATTATTTACTGCACTGGAGCCGCCCATCAACTTGATGGCTGCTTGCGAAACGCAATCGGAGCCGGTGTCCGTAAAGAACTGCGCCGGACATACGCCGGGGCCGGAGAAGTTTGAGATGGTGTTGTTGAAGATGCGAATGTTGTGCGCGCCAAAGCGTAACTGAATGCCGAGAGGGTCGCCTTGGCTGAATCCTTCGTTGGCGGCTTCCTTAGTGGAGACGACATTATCGTGGATTGTCCCGTCGTTGCAGCCGGGACTGTTCTGGTCTATGAAGCCAGCGGCTAGGATGCCGCGTCCGCTTACCTGCGTGATGGTATTGAAAGCCACCTCGAAGTTGATGTCCGTGTTGGCCGAGCAGCCGAACTCTATCGCGTATCCGTCGCGGACGGGGGCGGCCATCGAAATCGTGTTATGGGTAATTTCAAGCGTGCTCGTCTGCGTGCCAGGAGCGCCCATGTAGATACCGACGTAGCCGAATCCATTCGGTTGACCAGTGATGCTGGAGCAGGCCGTGCCGATGGTGTTGTTGGTGATGCTGCCGACGCCCGCGAAGCTCAATACGTGAATTTCCCCGAACACGGCAAAGTGGGTGAGGGTGCTCTTGGTGTGGTACGGGCAGAGCGTGTTGTCGTGGATGGAGAGACTATTCCCGCTGCTGCCGACGAAGATTGCCCGGTTATCCAAGCCATAATCGACTAATGTGAGATGGTCAATTTCCGCATGGGCTCCAACGGCTATGACATCCGCCGATTGGCATAATCCACCCGAAGTCGTCTGCACGTTCGTCTTACATGCCGTGCTTTCGGCTATCGTTCCTCCAGCGACGGACGAGGTGAGATGGATTCCGGTCACGGAGCCAGCGGCGGAGAGGCCATTCACCGATGCCGTGGCTCCCGTGTCGTAAGTGACGGTGAATCCTTTCAAATCGAGTGTGACGTTATTCGCGGTAATCGTGAAGCAGGTGCCTGCCGATGAGACATTGTTCTGTAACTGGTACGTCGCATTGGCCGTGCCCAGCGTGCCGCAGGTCGTGAGCGCGGTGCTGGCTACGCCCGCTCCGGTAAAGTTCACCGTTTGCGGAAAGTTGAGCGCGGTGTCGTTCAGGTTCAGGGTGGCGGATTCCGACTGAATCGCGGACGGAGTGAAAATGACCCCCACCGTGCAGGTGCCTCCCACCAGCATCGTAGTCACGGAAGTGCCGCAGGTCGTGGTTCCGGCGTCTATGGTGAAGTCCGAGGCGTTGGTTCCGGTCACCGTCGCCGCAGACATCGAGAAGGCTACGCCGCCCGTGTTGGTGATGGTGATGACTTCCTTTGGACTGCTCCCGGTCGATACATTTCCAAAGGCGTAGGAGGCTGGATTGGCCGACGCGACGCCGGGACCGGGAACGTTCCACGTCCCATTCTTGGTCAGAGCCCCGGCTACGACGGTATTGCTTTGTAGGTCTATCTCCGTGTAGATGCGTGTGTTGAGCATCTGCGCGGCATTGGCGACGATGGCGTTCGTGCTGGTGGAAATGACATCACCGCAATCCCCGACGAAGATGAACCTGCCGTCAAAACTGCGCGTCAGCCAGCCTTCGTCCGTCATCGTGCAGCTTAGATGTATGTCCGCGACATCCACGGGCGCGAACGTGGGGAGCCCGGTCACGTCGAATTTGTGAACGGCATTACCCGGAAGGTCGATCATCCATACATACTTGCCGTCTGCGGAGACTTCGATGCCATGCACCGTGCCGCTGATATTGTTGCCGTTCAGCGGGAACGAACCGGTATGCGCGAATCCGGGCGGGACGCTGGTGAATAGCGTGGCTCCCGTGGCGACACTCTGCGTGAAGAACTCCACGATCCCCGATGTCGTCACGAAGAAGTATGTCTCCGTGGGGTCTGGAGTGAATGGTCGGACACCGTTGCCGAAGTTGGTCCCGACCGATGCGAATGTCTGGATGGTCGCTCCGGTCGCGGCATTCAACTCGAACGCTTGGTTGCTAACGCGCGGCCCGACGTATAGATGCGTGCCTGCTGGATTGATCCAGGTATTGTGAGGACCAGTGCCGGCGGTCGTGTACGTCGTCAGGAGGTTGCCCGTTCCCGCGTCGATGACCATTACGTTGCCGTTGCCGGAAGTTTCTCCATCAGGCATGTAAATCTTCGTGCCATCGGGAGAGATCGACATATTGTCGATCGAGAAACTGGCGTAGGTCTGCGACCACACGATTGTATCGGTCGCCACGTTGTATTTGCTGAGTTGGCCGCCGCCTCCAGGTCCGTAGCTCCCGTAGCTGATATACAGCATTCCCGTGACGGCACTGGAAACCGCGCCGCGTATGTGGACCGCGCTTAGGGTCGCGGTGGGCGCGAATGGCTTCTGTTTTACCAGAGCCATATTGTTGTCCATGTCGTAGACGTAGATGCTGCCGGGCACGAACACATAGAGATAGTGATTCACGACGGCTTGACTCAAGGTGGCTGCGGGGACGAGTAGCAAGATGAGCAGCAGGATTAGAAGGTTTCTAGTCATCTATCCGCTCCCGCTTCCTTTGAGTGTTCGCTCCAGCACTCGCGGCTCCGCCGGACGACGCCTTGAACGCGGCGAAAATGCTGACACAGGAAGTCGCGGTGCTCGTCCAGCTTATCGAGGTCGCTATGCTGGACTGCGTAGCCGAGACGACTTGATAGGACATCGCCACGCGATCGTTCGTGGAATTTGACGGCAAGGTGAAGCCAGCGCCAGTGGACCAAGTGGTGCCTTGATTGGCGCCCACGTTGGTTCCGTCGATGAGAATGTCGTTGGCATTCGAGGTTGTGATGGCTCCGGTAGTCAGGGTCGTCGCGACGCTCGCGCTGCTGGAGGTATTGGAGGTTTCGAGCGGAGAGGCTGTCGCCGCACCGGAGATTTCATACATGACCGCGCGGACGGTTGTGCTCAGTGAGCCAGGATTGTTGCTCCATGTCGCGGTGATGCTCGTCACACTCGCTGAGTTTGGGATATACCACATGGATGTGCGGCTGGACGTATTCGGACTGATATAGCCGCCAACCTGCGTCCAAGTCTGCGATGCGCTGTCGGAGATGGTCACGGTCGCGGTATTGTTCGCGCCCTCGGCGGCGAGAATGACCAACAGATTGCCAGAAGTGGTCGTCACGGTAATCGTCGTGGCGGTGGCTGCGGTGGATAGATTGTTGGCGGCTTGGACCACGGCAAGCGTCGCCATCAAGGGAGACGGGAGCAGAGACAGCAGGATATATAAGGCCAGCCTTTTTATCATAGTCATGGCGTTATGGTCTTGACCTCAAGCCACTCGAAGGTCACGGTGATGTTCCCGCCAGTGACCGCTCCGCCGAGGTTGATGGCTAACTGCTGCGCCGTGCCGCGAAGGACGATGGGCTTCTGGCGGCGGTTCAGGACGTAAATGTCATTCGGAGTGGCTGTTCCGGATGCCATGCAGCCGAGTTGATAGTTGTCCACGTCGCCTACCGCCGTGCCGACTGTAGGACCGGTGCCGGTGTAGGAGAGAGGGGCGCTCGATCCCGCCGCGTAGTTAGAGTCATCCGGCACGACCGTCATGGCTGCGGACGTTCCGCTGGTGTCGGCGGTCGAGCGGACAATCATCTCCACGTTCACGTTGCCTGCGGTCGTTTGGGTGCAGGAGAGCAGGACGCGGGTTACGAGCACTGTGTTAGTTGCATTCCCCGGCAAGACGGCGACATCGGTGGTGGAACTAGCCGCGAACTTCTTCGACGCCACATAGCTTGCGGGGCGCATCGCTGGGAGATTAGCCGTCCACAATAGGCCATCCGTCCCAACGTTCGGGGCAACGTCTCTTCCCTGAGTGGCTGCGGTGCCGTTGTTATAATCGGTCTGCGCGATTCCTTCAAGCACGCCGACGCGATTCGTCGCGGCTGCGGCACCGTTGCTGGACAAGGTGCCGATGGCATTGAAGTTTCCGGTCCCCGCGTTGGCCGTGACCGTGCCACTGACGGGCTGCGTGACCGCCGAGCCATCCACCTTCAAGGCGTTCGTGAGTTGCGGCTGGTCCGTGGCAATGACTATCCTCTGCGTGCCTGCCGACTTGGTGCCGCTGTTGGTGTCAGTGGCCGTCCCCGCCACCTGCGCGACGTTGACCGATTGATTCGCGGCGAGGGAGGAATCGTTCGAGATGGTGACTCGCGGGATGCCGACGCCGCCCGCGCCTGTGCCAGTGGCTACGGCGTTCCCGCCGAATTGCGTAACGTTGGTGGAGGCGTTCGCGGGCGGTGTAGTGGTCACGGTACCGCTCACCGTCACCGTGTTCGTCACGTTCACATTCGGGATAGGAGTGAAGTCGAGGGTGAGGGTTCCGGCGGTCGGGTAGGTCGAGCAGGCATAGACGACGGAAATCTGCGCCGCTGTCTGGAGCGTCGCGGAAGCGGTGAAGGTCTGCGAGGTCGTGCCGTTCGACGGGGTGACGCTCAAGGTCGAGCCATTGTTGAGCACGTTCGCCTGGGAGTCCACGCCTCGGACTTGCAGGGTGCAGCCAGAAGGCGAGCCAGTGATGGACGCGAAGGTGATTTGGAACGTGCCGGTTTGACTGAAAATCGGGTTGCGGACGTTCGCGCTGGTGCGCGTCACGGTGATGTCCTGCGCGGTCCAGAGGTTCACGAAGGCTTGAGAGACGATTGGGTCTTGGAAGGAAGGGTCGTTCCCTGGTCCGTTATCAATGAGCACCTTTCCGGCGGTTACCGGAGGGATGTAGGTCACGGACGTGGAACCCGCTTGGCTCACGACGAGGTTGTGCGCGGCACCGGGGGTGGCGAAGGCCCCGGTGCCTATCGGCTTGAGCAATCCGGCGCTTGAAAGCTGATAGCCGTTGCCGTTGCTGTCGGCTTGAAAGGGAACCGCCGTCGAGGTGTTGAGAGTAGACGATTGGAGGAGAACGTTATTGCTTCCGGTAGCAGCGGTGTTCTCGCCGAACTTGAAGGCGGTCGTGGAGCCAGTGAGCGCCCAGTTCCAGATTTGCGGATTGACGGTCGAGTTGATGGTGTTCGAGGCGGTCGCGGGGGTGATTTGGTCGAGCCGTGCCGGAGCCGAACCGCCGCCACAAGGGGAGCCGGAGTCGGTGATAACTGTGCTAGAACTCCATTTGGTACAATCTCCGATGGTAATGGCTCCGGTGACCGTGGCGATGTTCGCGCCGGAGAGAGAGGACGCTCCGGTCCCGCCATTCGCGGTGGGGAGGACTCCAGAAACCGCGCTCGCGTTGCCAAGGGGGAGTGCGCCGAATACAGGATCAGCGGAGGCCCCTGCGGACAGTAGAGGCTGATTGGAGGTAGCGTCCGGCCCGACGAGCGCCACGGGGGAAGTGCCCTCTCCGACCAGGACGCCATGCGCGGTGTTTGTCGCGTTACCCGTGCCGCCTCCGACCGCGCCTAGAGTCCCGTAAGCCGGATCTGCGGACGCGCCGCCGGAAATAAGCGGCTGGCCGCTAGTTCCGGCACCCGTGGAGGCAACCTGTGGAAAGGTTACGCCAACGAGAGCCACGCCATGCGCGATGGGATTGCTGTTGGTCCACTGGGAATTATCCTTGAAGGTCGTGCCGTTGAGACTGCTCTGAATAGTGTGGGTAGAGGAGTTGCCGAGACAGAGGATGTCTATGCCCGCTGCGGGCGAGGGACACGCGCCTTCCGTGCCGCTCAGGACCAGAGGGCCGGAGCCAGTCGCGGTGAAGGACGGCGCGTGGACGACTCCGGTGTTGTCGAACCATGAAGTCTTGACTGCGTTGATGTTCAGGTCGAACAGGTCGGCGGTCGGGGAGGCGGGAGTGTTGAGCGCGAACGGCACATTTCCGATCGCGGCGGAGGTCAGGGTCAGCACGGGATTGGTTCCGGTGAGGGTACCTGTGAGGGAGGCGAGCGCGCCAGAGGATGCGACGACGAGTTGATTGTTGGTGAATCCCGCCGCGCTGTTCGTGCCCCCGTTTGCGAACGCGAGTGGAGTAGTGAGCGTCGCGGAGTTGGCGGTCAGGTTCCCCGCCACGTCCACGTTGAAGAGAGTGGAGTTGAGAGCGGCGTTCTGGAAGGTCAGCCAGTTGCCCGTGGGGGAGGTATCGGTGAAGCGGTGACCGGTGATGGTGTTGTTGGAGTTGGCGAGCTGCGCGAAGTCGAACACTCCGGTCGCGGAGGTGTAGTTGCCGTTCGACGTGCCGCCGAAGCTGGATGCGTTGTTGTATTGAAAATTCTTGTTCGCGCCGCCAGGGGTGCCCGTGCCGGCGGAACAGTTCGAGAAGGCTAGGACGCCGGAGCCGTTCGATGAGATGCACTGGACGCCGGAGGAATCAGAGGATGGAAGCTGGAAGGTGACGGTTGTGCCATTCGTCGCGGGACCGGTTAGTCCGGTGAAGGTGGTTCCGTTGGGAGCGAAGAACCGGAGCGCGGAGCCGTTGGCGATGGATTGATTGGCGGTGAAGGTCTGAGCGATGTTGGTGCCGGCGCGGGTGTAGCTGAAGTCAGGCTCGGTGACGGTGCGGTTGGCGGTGAAGGTACCGGAAGCGGTTGAAGTGAAGCCTCCGCCAACGGTCACGATGTTCTGAGCGCCTAAGCTGGTGCTGGCAAGGAAGGAAGTCGCGGCATTATTGGAGTTATTGGCTGAGTTACTAGGGCCAAAGCCATTGTCCACAATGGACGCTAGGGAGGCGGAAACCTGGAACCCATTGGTACCTGGAGTGCCACCCTGAGCGCAGACGATGTTACTCGGAGTGGTAAGGGAGCGACAGACGTTCCAAAATACCTGACCGGAGGCGCGGGTTGGAAAGGTAATCAAGACGCCTTGGCTACCATTGACGGTGATTGAGGTCGATGGATTCCCTGGAGCCGTAGCGTTACCGAGCGCATCCACAGCTTCAAGGCTGTAATAGTAGGTTCCTGCCGCTGGACCTGTCGCGCCGCTGATGCTTACGGTTGGCGTGCCGGTGGTCATTTGGTAGCCGATGGACGCGGACGAGCCTTGGCCGAAGTTTGCGACTGCCGTTCCGCTGGAAATCTTCGTTCCTGACCAGCCGGAAGTGAAGCCGAAGTTGCCTTGGTTAGTGTTCTGACCGCTTACGCCGTCTCCTGCGACGCTGCCAAAAGGTTTGCCTGTAATTACCGGCTGCGAACTCACGCCGTCGAAGGACGGCGAGCCGGAGTTCTTGATGTAGAGGCTCGACTGAGCGCCAAAGTTAGCGATGAGGGAAGGTGTCATCGTGTCTTGGTCGATGTTCTCGATGCGGCTCTGAGCGGACGCCACGTAGGTGAATATCGGAGCCGAGCACGCTTGGCATCTTCCTCCACGAACGTAGAACTCGCTGGCGTCCGAGTGGATTCCTCTGCCGCTCAGGGAGAAGTTCTCCATTTGGGTGATGCCAACGCCATGAGCTACGCCCACGCCGGATAACGCGAGCAGCGGAGCACTCGTATTCAATCCTTGCGGCGAGGTGAAGGCGATATTCCTGAACGTGTTGAAGAACACATCAGCGGTCACGCCGTGGAGTTCGAGGCAGATGCCCGTGTAGTCGGCGGAAAGCAGGGCACAGTTGAGCCACTCATAGTTCCCTTGGATGCTCCCCTGCATGAGAATCGCGCGGCCTGACTTGCCTTGTGGGGAAAATGTCAAACCTCTGAGCGTGCTGCTATTGAACGCTGCACTGTAGAGGCCGGGGTTGGCGCGATTGACGTTGACGATATTCTCGGCCTCAAAGCTAAATTGAGGTGCGTTAGTGTTCGTGGGCGTGAGGCTGCCAGTCCACTTCCCCTGCACCTGCATCGTGTCGTTCAGCCAGAGTTGCCCGCCGATGGAGACGCTAGCGTTAGTCGTGACGTAAGAGTTGAAAACGTAAGTCCCGCCTGCCGGAAAGTAGGTGGTTCCGCCTGCGGCGACTGCCGTTACAAAGTTGGGCGCATTGTCGAAGAGGATCGTCGCGCCGCTCACTGACGTTCCGGCGTTCGCGTTCAGGGTGAGTGAGGTCGTCCCCGCGCCAGATAGGATGGTCGTGGTGAGGCTATTTGAGGTCGCTGCGACTGGAGGAGTGGATGGGATAAAGTAAGGTAGTAGTAGGCCGTCCATCATGGGTGAGCCATAGTCGTCCCACGACGTTACGTTCGGCTCCGAGATACCGATGGGCGCGAAGGTGCCGGGATTGGCGCGGTCACTGTAAATGACGTATTGAGATGCTCCGGTGACGGCAGGCCAAGTGAGGTGGTTGCACTCCTCCCAACTGACTGTTCCGCCCGTGGAGGTTGTACTGGTGATGATACCAGCAGCGTCGATACCGTTCGTATAGGTGAAGTGAGTGGTGTCGGGGACGGTAGCCACAATGAACCACCCGCTGAACTCCGGCCCGTCCGTGGCTTGGAAGATATTCACCTTCACTCCGACCGCGAGGCCATGCGCCGAGGACGTGGTGACGGTAGTGACCGTGCCAGAGCGGGATTGCGAGGTAATGCCGACCGTGCTGTAGCCTAGAGTTGACACGCCTGTCGTGGTAGAACCGGTCGCGCTGGCAGCGGTCAGCCCTTGCGCGGTGTTCCGCGCCATCACTTTATAGTTGTAGGTGGTCGAGCCGGATGGACCATTGACCACCGGTCCTGTGACCGCCGGCCCTGCGGAGAGGGAAGGCGTCACGGTCGGAGCGGTAGGCGTGGTCATGGAATGCGCCGCACCCGCGCCATAGATGGTCACGCCGTCGCCGTTCTGGAAAGTGCTCGCGGAGGACAGTGTTATCGTCGGCAGGCCGCTGGTGGTGGTGGCGGTGATGCCAGGAGCGCAGGGCGCCGCACTCGCACACGCCGATCGCACTCCGTACTGAGTGACATCGACGACTGGATTCGGCCCTTTGAAGTGAGCGTCGCGGCTCACGTTGAAGGCGGTTCCGGTGTCCACTTCGCCGGAGGCAGCGAGAACGCCGGCGCCGTTCGAGGTCTGTACCGTGCCGACGACGCCCTGTGCCGCCGAGCCTCCGCCGCCGCTGGTGCCGGAGTTGGAGATGACGTTCCAGTTCGTGCCATCGAACTTGAAGGTAATGGCGTTCGTGTGCAGGGGCACGGTGTCGAGAGTGTAGCCGAGGGGGATGATGAAATTGGCGGGGAAGGCGAAGGTGCGGCCTCCAACGCCATCCTCGACGAGCGTCAGGGAGAGGATGTTGCCGTTCGCGGGCGTACCTGTAGTGGTGGAGGAGGTCACGTTGCCCGTGAGCGTCATGGTGTAGGAGACGTTGTTCGTGACGTTGAGGACGGGAGTCGCGGAGAAGGTTAGAGTGGTGTTGGGCAGGGCGGCCTGCTGGTTGGCGGCGTCTTGTAGAACCACATCGGAATAGGTTACCGGAGTGGGGAATCCGGCTCCGGAAAGCTGGACATCGTAGCGCCCATTTGCGCTGTAGAATTGCCATCGCCCGTTGGCCTGCGCGGTGAAGGGATTCGAGAGGGGAGTGCCATTGTTGTCCGAGAAGATGGTCGCAAGGCCCGCACCGTGGACGAACACGGTCACGGTACAGGCGGGATAGCTGGCTTGGACAGTCGTGGTCGAGGTCAGGCCGGAAGTGACGACTGGCGTGGCACCGACCTCGCACCAACCCTGAGCGTTTTGGTTGCCTCGCGCAAGCGGCGCGAGCAGCACAAGAGCGAATAAAAATAGTATATTTTTAATGGTTATGCGTGATACCATAGCGCTCTATGCCTCCAAAACGGCGTCCCATACTTGAACGCTTTCTTGAGAAATTCAAGGTGAACTTGGTTACTGGATGCTGGGAATGGACAGGCACCCGAGCGGGCACTAGATACCACGAAGGAATTGGCTACGGAATTCTCTTCAGTCACAAGGACAAGGGCCGCACTCGCTTCGTCGCAGCACACAGGTTCGCCTACCAACACTTTATTGGAGAAATTCCCAAAGGATTGGAGGTTAATCACCTGTGTAATATACCTTACTGTGTAAATCCAAGCCATTTGGAGACAATCACGCACAGGGAGAACATACTCAAGGGAGAAACCATCGCAGCTATCAATGCGAGTAGAACGCATTGTCCTCATGGACACGAATACACCAAGGAGAACACACATATAGACAAAGAGGGCAACCGCGAATGTCGCGCTTGTTGGACTCTGTTCAGAGATAAAAGGCGTCCTCATATAGTTAGATCTGGGCTGTAGGGCCACCAAATCCGGCCAATGTGTTATAAAAACCAATCCGACTCGTATCCAGTGGTCGGTGCGCCGCGAAGAAATTCAGCACGAACTCCCTGTCCTGCTTGCGATATTGAACCTTCAACTCACGGAACTTCTTGTCCGCGTCCCCGATGAGGAAGCGGAAGTCTGGGCCGGAGGAGCGCGGAGTGATGTCCTTGTTGGCCTCGGACCACTCGTAGGCGAGGCGCTTCGCGCGGGAGAGGATGAGATCCTCGTCGAGCGGCTGCGGAAGGGTGTCGCCGGGAAGGGCTAGGTCGATCCCGTTGCGAAGGCCGTAGCACTGATAGGTGAAGGGAGCGACAGGCTGGCCCCATAGCTCGAATAGGGGATAGCCGAGTGTGGACGAGCCAGGGCGGGTGTCATGCGCGTAGGGAACGACGACTGTCGGGAACTGATACCACGACCGCTGCGGGTCGGAAGCGTCCACCCATGCGCGAGTCTTGGTGAGGTCGAGGTCGATGAACATCTGCGGATTGCGGACGGACAGCCACACGCGATGGTCGAGGAACGGAGCGGCGTAGTAGAGCTGGTAGACTTGGTAGGAGAGTCCCGCGCCACCGGGGTCCGCGAACGGGCGGTCGAGGGTTGCGGCTCCCGTGCCAGAATTGAAAGTGATGAGGGAGTAGATGCCCCCGACGCCGATACGGAACTGGCGCTGCGTGATGAACGAGTAGGCCGTGGTGCCCGCGTTCAGGGCCGCAAGCGCGGTAGCGTCGAACAGGAGGGCGGCGGAACCTTGAGTCGCCGTCACCGTTCCGGAGTTGATGAGCGGAGGCGTTATCCAAGAGGACTCGAAGAGATTGAAGGACCACAGATTCGACTCGCGCACGTCACGGTAGGCGCGGTTGATGAGCGTCTTGCAGAAGTCGATGGGGATTTTGGGCACGGCTCCGCGCAGCTCTGAATACATGGTGAGGAAGGACATCAGAGCCTCCCCCTCTTGGGAGCGGATTTGATTTTCAGGCTGCGCTTGGACTTGGGGCCGGAGAAGGTTATCGTGCGCGGGTACGCGCTGGACGCGGTAGTGGGTTTGGGGAGAGAAAGTTTAGTCTTGTAGGCCACACACGCAGGCTCCTAGCGTTTGGATTCGCGCTTGCCGTGAACCTTGGGGCGCATAGCCGCGCCTTTGATGCGGCGCTTCGGGCGGTGCGAGTGCGAGTGAATGACCGTCTTGCCGCGCTCCTTCGGGCCATGCGGCTGCTTCGGTTCCTTTTCGTGGCCCATTCCGGCCCAGACTCCGTGCATGATGATGCCTCCTTAGACTCCCGCAATACGCAAGCGGACCATTTTCGCGCTGAGATTCGTGGCGTTCGCTACCTCGGTCGGGTTGGCTCCCACGCCGCGGATGGCCGTGAACCAATGCAGCACCGCGGTCTGGACAGCGGGACCGGACTGGCCCGCCCCAGGTGAAGGCGACAAAGCCGTCGCTCCTCCGGTGGTCGCGCCCATCACCAGCACGATGTCGTTCACACCGTCGCTGCTGAGAGCGGGCGCATCCACGATCTCGAATCCCCCGAAGCCGAAGTCCTGTGCGTTGAGTTGCTGGCCGGACGTGCCAAAGGTTCCGCTGTTGACATAGCTAGTTGGGCCGTCCACGTCCCCAACCCAATCATAACCGCCCTTTTCATTGGGGCACGGATAGCCAGGAAGCGGGTGAAGTCCCATCAGTCTCTCCTAAACGCGCCCGCCAAACAATCCGCGGGTAAGCAAGCATGGATTGAGCGTGGAGGCCGCCGGTGTGCCAATCCACACGCCAAGCTGCGCGGGAAGAGTCACGACGCCGATGACCGCGCCCGCGTCGGCGGTCGAGGCCACGGCTGCGGAGACTTTCGCGGAAGCCCATGCGCCAGCGGTCGTGGCGGTCAGCGCGGAATCTGGCAGCACGGTTGCAAGGCCCGCGACCTGAATCCAGCCGAAGTTGCCCTTGGTGATGGCGTTGATGAAGATGCCGGCGATGTAGACCGGAATGGCGGTCGTCGGCAAAGCGTCTGCCGAGCATTGATATTGAGGCGTGGCTCCGGAGCCGAGGTCAGTAGTACGCCAGAAGGCAATCGCCCCCAAAGCAGGCGCAGCGGTCGAGGAGGAGAGCGTCTGGACGTACATGTAGACGCCGCCGTAGAGATTTTGCACGGTGGACAAGCCGGTTGGGATGCCAGAGAGCGCGAGGGCCGTGGCGTCGTCGAGGACGATGCGGTCGCCGGGGAGGGTTTGCGACACGGCGGGCGAAGGCGCGCCGGCGGGAAGCGAGACGATGACGCCCCCAGCAGCGGTGTCGTTCACCTGATTGAGGAACTTCGCGGTCAGGAAATCGGCTTGTTTTGTGAGCATTCCACCGGCCATATTATTGCTCCTTCTGCTCGTTCGCCGGAGCCTCTTGAGCAACGGCGGATGGAGTGAAATTCAGGATGAAGTCCCAGCGACCTTCGCAGGCTCGCATCTGAGAAACCGCAGTCTCGTCAATGAACTCCTTATCGGAGTCCAAAAATTGCTGGACACTAGTACGCTGCATGTCGTAGTGCTTGGCAATCTTCCCAACGGAATATCCGAGCCTCTTCATCTCACGCATGTCCGCGAGACTGCCAGCGAACCTTTTATAATTGTTTTCTAGCCCTAGTTCAACCCCCGTTACTTCGTCACACAAATTAGCGGGGACAACCCAGAAACGATTCTGCTCAATGCCCCAAAAGACCACGAAGTGACAGACCTCAGCGAAAGACTTTCTGGTAATTAACTTCGTCGTCTTGTCTGAGTTGGGAATCCTGCGCGTCTTGGGCAACGGAAAGGAGTAGCGCGGTCCATTCTTGTGGCTGTAAAGATGAGCGCATTTTACTTGCAGCCGACAACCGGATTCAGTCATCAGGTCACAGCCGGTATCCACATGTGGAAAGAAAACAGATATGTCGCGCAAGAGAAGTTGCGCCGCGACGGTCAATTCTCCCGCCCTCCCCGTGAACGCTGCGTGTTTTGCGTCTCGCATCCTGAGCCACCTCTGGCTCGATTGTACTACGCTTCAGAACCCCGCGCCGATTATCTGACTATTATCTCTTGGTGACGTACTATAACAGTTCAGGGCGGCTTTCAGGAACATGACAATAAGGTCAGCATTCGTTTGCGACCTTATCGGAGGGGTAAAGTTAAAGTTATACTCCGGGTCGGACGAGGGGCGGAGTTTCCAGCCCTTCGCGCGCAGCCAGAAGAACGGCTCGCCGGGATTGATGGTCTGCCCGCCGCCGGTCGGGAAGTTCGATATGGCAGTCTGCGCGGCGGTCAGGTTCGCAAGGGTGAAAGTGGACGGCTTGATGGAGGTCGTCTGCGAGAGTCCGGACGGCAGGATGGTGCCGTATTTCGTCGATGGCGCCAGCTTGTCCTCGAAAATCATCGCGTCCAGCAGCTTGAGTCCGGACAGCCCGATGGAGACATCGGTTTGCGTCTCGAACCGCTGCTTCGGCTCCTGCCGTTCGAGCAGGTAGGCGAAGAGGGCCTTGTTGCAGAGTCCAATGTCCGGACGCTGCACGCAATTCAGGTAGGCTTCGACCAGCACCTTGTAGGTGATTTGGCCCGTCGCGCCGGTCGCGGAGCCTGCCCAGATGGGGACGCTGTTCAGCACGTTGCCGATGACGCCGTTCCGGAGCTGGCCGCCGTAAGTGGTGAAGGTGTTGCCGTCCCAGGATGGATTGATGCCGTCGTTCAGGGCCTCGGAAATGCCGTTGATGAAGATGAGGCGATTCGAGCCGGTGATGGATTGCCCGTGGCGGTAGAAGTCGATGGCGATGTCCGTGTTGAGCGCCTGGACCGCGTTGGTCATGTAGGCATCGACTTCTTTAATTTTGACGGCTGGGCCGGAACCCTGGATGACGTTCGTGCGGAAGAGGTTGAGCGGAATCTGCTCGATGTACTCCTTCGGCACGAAGGCGGTCGAGGCGAGGATTTGATTCTGGAGGACCGAGATGTCCGAGCCAGGGGCGATGGCGCCGCCGTTCACGCGGTTGTACTGGAACGGCGTCTGCATGATGGTGCCGCCCAAGAACTCATCCAGCGCGCCGCTCACCCGGAGCTTGCGGAGCCAGGCCGAATCGACGAAAAAATTGTCGTAAAGCACATCTTCCCTGAGGTCCGCCAGCGTCGTCGATGAGAGCTGGTCAAAAAGTGGGTCTGCCATCTAGCGTCTCCTCACTACGAAATCAAGAACTCAAACTCTAGTGAACTCCCGCCTTCATTGCGTTCGCGGTGGCCCGCCGCACCCTGTCATTCGATCCGCTGTCGCCGTCCGTGCCCAGCTCCCACGGAGCCTTGTCGCGCCCGCGGTCCTTGTTGGGGATGAGGAAGGAGCGGGAAGGTTCGAGGGGGCGGAGGTCCGGGTTGCCGTACTGCGACGCGAGTTTCGCGGTGACTTCCTCGGTGATTTTAGCGCGGAGGGTATCCTCTGCCGCCTTCGCGGTCGCGGCTTCCTTCGCGGTGCGCGCCTCCGGCACCTTGTACTTCTCCATCCACACCTGTTCGAGGGACACCTTGCGAGTGGTGGCTTCCTTGCGGAGTTCCCGCGCGTTGCGAAGAGGAGCGCCGAAAAGGTAGACGTGCTCGGCGGCAATGTCCGACATCATGGCGATGGATTCGGCCTCGCGCTCGGCGAGCTGGAGGACAGCATCGGTGGTCACGAACTTGGAGGTGTCGATGGCCACGGGTTCATCCTTTTTGGCTGCGGGGGCGGGAGCGTCGAGATTCAGCCCGAGGTCTTTCGTCACGTCGATGATGCCCCGGTCGTTGATGGTGCGGAGAGCGGACTCGAAGGAAGCGGCTTTCGCGCGAGCGGCGATGAGTTGCTGCTCGACCGTCTTGAATTCGGCGTCGTGAGTCTTGAACCAGTCATCCACCTTGACATGATAGGCATCCGCTCCGGCCTTCTGTCGTTCGGCTTCCGCAAGCGCATCAGCGGCCTGCTTCTGGAGCGCGTCGTATGCTCGGCGCGCTACAGGAGTATCCATCAATTTGACGTCCTCCGCGCTGGCCCCAAGAGACTGTAGATATTCCGCGTAAGTTTGCATCGCTTACTCCTTCATGCGTTCGGCGGAGCCTGCGGTTCCGCCGGAGTCTGCGACTCCATCATTCCCGCAAGCACTTCCCGCATCAAATCGTTGATTTTGGCTATCGACGGCGCGACCTTCGGGTGCGCCTTGGCGAGTCCGCGCAGCTTTTGGACGATTTCGATTACGTCCTGCGTGCCTTGCTGCATCTGCGGCGAAGGCTGAGGAGGCGCGGGCGAAGCCGAAGCCGGAGCAGTGGGAGACTGCTGGGGCTGGCCGTCCGGCGAGGGCGGGGGAGTAAGCGCGTTGGAGGGAGAAGCCATTCATTCTAAACTTTCTTGTGCGCTTGCTTGACGCCCTTTTTATAGTGGGGATGAACGGTGTTCTCGGGGCGCATATCGCCGGCGAGCTGGAGCTTGTGGCGCGAGCCGCCGAGCTTCGCTAGGTTGCCGACGAATCCGCCGCGCTTGGATTTACGACCGTAGCCTGCCATCTGATTTCCTCCTTCGGAATTGGTGAGGGCGGTTGGTAGTGGGCCGCCCTCGCCTCGGTTGACCCGTCTGGGGAATCCCTGCTAAGGGGACTCGTTTCCAGGCGAGGGATTGCTACTTGTGCCCGCCTTTCTTGTGGCGCTTGCGGTTGGCGTCGAAGCGAGAGTTGCTGTTCATTGGCATCTCCTTTCGTAAGGTAGAAATAAAAAAGCCCGCGTCAGAGAACAGGAAGGAGGAAGTCCCAACTGTCGTCTGCGCGGGCCGCCCGGTCGAATCATCCCTCGGAGGCATCCGATGGGTGAATCTCGGTCACGAATCCTACGAATGAGAGTGAAACAGGAAGCGGGAAGGCTTGTCAAGAACAAAATTATAAAATTGTTCCCTTAGACCTGATAGCCCGCGACTGCCCTGACTGGCGCGAAGTAAACCATCATAAGCGC